GATGTTTTAAAAAATAGGTATAGTGGAAGGCTTGGTAAGGCTATGCTCAACTTTAATTACCCCGATTATCGGTTTTATTCCATTGAAAGCGAAAAATATAAGCGATACAAGTGGAATAAAAACACTAAGGCTTATATTCCAAAGTCAAAACCCTCACAAGAGGGCGAGTTCTTTTTGGAGTGATGACATGGGCGAATATGATTTTATATTAGAAAATATCAAATATAGCTTTAGCTCTGTAAATAGCTTCAACCAATGTAAGTATGGGTTTAAATTGGGTTATATAGATGTAGTAGATAAAGAAAATAATGCTTTTGCCCAATTCGGTACACTCGTTCATAGTGTTTTAGAAAAATATTTTTCTGAGGAATTAGATATGTGGGATTTGCCTGACTATTATAAGAAACAATATGAACAAATAGTCAACCTGCCATATCCACCCAACGCATACGTAAATCTAGCCCAATCATATTATCTTGCTGGCTTGGCATTCTTTGAAGATTTTGCATTTCCAAGAGAAGATTATGAAGTGTTAGCAATTGAATCGACTATAGATTTTACTCTTACTGATTTGAAAGTAACGGCTAGACCAGATTTGATTTTGAAAGAAAAAAAGACTGGCAAGATTATATTATTTGATTATAAAACTGCTAAATTGAAAACTGTCAAAGCAAAAAAGGCTCAACAAATATCTGATTATCTTGCACAGTTATATTTATATTGCCACGCACTTTGGCTTGATGAAGGCATAATGGTAGATGAGGTTCGAATTTGGTTCATTAGAGACGATTATATTTACCAAGAGTCATGCAACTCGATGGCAATTACCGAAAGTATTATGGCTTTTGAGGAAAAGATTGATATTATCAAGCAAGAAGAGGAATGGACACCATCTAATACTAAAGCAAACGAGTTCTTTTGTTATTACATATGTGGCGTTAGGAACTCTTGTCGCTACATGAAACAAGTGGTATAATAATACTTAGAAAAGGAATGTAATGAGTAGAAAAGTTATTAACGTCCCGATAGGTGTCAGATTTGGTAAGTGGGTTGTCATAGAGGATATAGGAATAATTGGTGTGCATAGTTGTGTGCGATGCCGTTGCGATTGCGGTAAAATATGTAATGTTCCTAAATATTGCCTTATTGCTGGCACTTCTACATCTTGTGGTCACTCGCAAGACGGAGTAGGATATTGGGAAATAAAAGATGATTACGCCACGATTACATTTACCCTTTCTGGAGTAACAGTTATTCTTGATAGGGATGATTTTGATATATATAAAGATTCTAAGACATATATAAACAGATACCATCGTGATGATAAATATCTACAAATAAAGCACAATGGCAAGTGGGAACTTTTTCATAGAGTTGTTATGAACGCACAATACGGACAAGTTGTAGACCATATTAATGGTAATACTATGGATAATAGAAAAATCAACCTTAGATTTGCCACTAGCCAACAAAATGCCTTTAATCATAAGGTATCTACTAACAATATTTCTGGAGTTTCTGGGGTAGGTTTGGATAAAAGGAATAACAGGTGGCGTGCTCACATTACGTGTTCATTTCACCGTTATTTTCTTGGTGGTTTCGATACTAAGGATGAAGCAATCACGGCAAGAAAGCAAGCAGAAGAACAATACTTTGGAGAATTTAAACATGAATAACTTTGTAAACTATCATAAGCACTCAATGTATTCCAATGTGATTACACCCGATTCGGCGGTAACACCTCTGGACTATTGTCGTCGTGTACTAGAACTTGGTCAAACAGTTTTATCAGGGGTAGAGCACGGGAGTTCATTGCGATACATCGAATATTATGATTTGGCAAAAGCTAACAATTTGAAGTTTTTGTTTGGATTAGAAGCCTATATAGTCACAGATAGGCTTTCTATTGATGAAACTGGTAAAAAAGATGCAACTAATGCGCATATTGTTCTTTTAGCAAAGAATGAAAATGGGCGCAAGGCTATAAATAAGATTATTTCACAAGCAAATATTGATGGCTTTTATTACAAGGCTCGAATTGATTTAGGATTACTGTTCTCTTTACCAAAAGACGATGTTTGGGTTACCACTGCTTGCCTTGCGGGTATATGGAAACTAGATAAATATCAAGACATTATTCTAAAATGCCAAGAACACTTTGGCAATAATTTCTTTCTCGAAGTTCAGCCACATCATGTTAAGGAACAGGCAGAACTTAATAAACTCATTATAAATTTAAGCAATCAGTACAACATCCCTATTATTGCTGGTATGGATAGTCATTATATTTATCCTAATCAGGCAAAAGATAGGGATGATTTTCTATTGTCTCGTGGAATAAAATACGAAGACGAAAACAACTGGTTTATGGATTTTCCTAGTTATGAAGAAGTATACAGGCGATTTATAAAACAGGGTATATTGACTACGGCACAGATTGAAGAAGCACTATCCAATACATTAACTTTTGAGCAAGTAGAAGAATATACAAGCCCAATTTTTAGTAGTAATGTTAAATTACCAACCATTTATTCCAACAAAACCCAGGAAGAAAAAGATATAATTTTCACAGAGTTGATTGAATCACAGTGGGAATTAGAAAAGAATAATGTACCAAAAGACAAGTGGAAACTATATGAAAAAGAAATAGCCAAAGAAGTTGATACCATTGTTGAAACTCATATGGCGGACTATTTTCTACTTGACTATGCGATTGTGAAACGTGGTGTTGAGATGGGTGGACACATTACCCTAACATCTAGGGGTTCTGCTCCTAGCTTTTATGTCTCAAAGCTCTTAGGGTTTACTACAATTGACCGTATCTCAGCAGAAGTAAAGTTGTTTCCAGAGCGGTTTATTACCAAAGAACGTATTCTTGATGCTGGTACTCTGCCAGATATTGATTTGAATTTAGGTAATCCAGAAGTCTTTTATCAAGCACAGAAAGAAATCTTGGGTGAAAATAATTCATTCCCAATGATTGCATATGGTACTGCAAAGCCAAAGGCAGCCTGGAAAATTTACGCACGTTCACAAGGACTTGATTTCCCAACTGCAAATGCTGTTTCTGACGATATCGAAAAATATGAAATGGCAATAAAGCACGCAGAAAATGAAGAAGATAGACAAGATATTGATGTTATGGATTACATCAACAAAAAATATGCTAATATGTATAAAGCAAGTATAAAATATCAAGGTACTATTAGTGATGCAAAGGTTGCCCCATGTGGTTATCTTCTCTATAGCAATAATATTGTAGAGGAAATTGGTCTTATTAGATTAAAAGATAATTTATGCACGCTCATGGATGGACTATGGGCAGAAGCATATCATTTTCTAAAAAATGATTTACTGAAAGTATCTGTTGTAGAATTGATTTATCAAGTATACGAAAAAATAGGGATAAAACCACATACACTACCTGAACTTATCAAATTGAGTGAAAATAATGATAAGGTGTGGGAAGTTTATAAAAATGCTTGGACTGTTGGTATTAATCAATTAGAACAAGGTTCTACTAGCGGACGTGTTGCTAAGTATGCACCCCAAAATATATCCGAACTATCAGCTTTTGTCGCAGCCATTCGTCCTGGATTCAAATCATACTATCATCGATTTGAGAATAGAGAACCTTTTAACTATGGTGTTCCTACCTTAGATAAACAAATACAAACTGAACAGTTTCCGTATTCATACATGCTATATCAAGAAAATGCTATGGCGGTCATGCGTTATGCTGGTATTCCTATATCAGAAACGTATGAAGTTGTAAAAAATATTGCTAAAAAAAGAGCAGAAAAAGTATTCAAATATAAAGACATATTTATGAAAGGTATGACAAAACGCCTTTCAAAAGATGAAGATTTGCCAAAAGATAAAGCTGAACAAATCAGCGCCGATACGTGGCAGGTTATTGAGGATAGTTCCGCCTATAGTTTTAACGCATCGCATTCGTTCTCAGTTGCTGGTGATGGTCTTTATGGTGCTTATTTGAAATCCACATATCCTCTGGCATTTTATGAAGTATTACTAAACCAATGTGAACATGATGGAGATAAGGAAAGATTGGCACTTGCCAAAGATGAAGCAAAGCGCGCTTATAAAATTAAATTTCCACCATATCGTTTTGGGCAGGACAATCGAAAAATTGTTGCAGATAAAGATAAGTGGGAAATAACATCTAGCCTTCAAAGTCTCAAAGGTCTTGGTAAAAAAGTTGGAGAGGATATGTGGGCGCTAGCACAACAGGAATTCACTGATTTTATGGAACTGCTTATTTATGCCGAAGAACATTCTATGTTGTACTCTTATTTTGAAAACTTAATTATGATACAATTTTTTGAAAAATTTGGTGGCAATAAAAAACTCTACCAGTTTCACAAAGAATTTATTGAAGGTAAGAATAGATATATCCGTACTCATAAAGATGCGACTAAGGAAAAAAGATTGGCTGGTTTGAAAGAGTATTGGAATAGCCTTCCTGACGAGCATTTTGATTTAGTTACCCAACTTTCTATGGATTTAGAAGTGCTAGGAGCCATTCAAGCACAATATAATATTCCAAAAAATTATTTATATATCACCTCAGTTGATACTAAATATGCTCCAAGGGTTGAAACCTATTGCTTGGCAACAGGCACAGTAAATTCATTGAAAATAAGAAAAAGTGTTTATGAGGATAATCCATTTGGTGGTAATGAAATCATAAAACTTGATTTTACAAAACGGAGTGACGGCAGTCTAGTATATTTTAAAAAGGAACCACGCAGAACTTTTCAAGATGGCGTATTCATGGACGAGGAGGGGAAATATGATTGGTGGACTTATAAGTATAGCATTGTTTCACCCGATGACTTGTTGAAAATTGTAGAACATTTTGCTTGACATTTATAGGAAAATATGGTATAATATCTATATAAAAATATATTCGGAGGAATAATTTATGACACGTAAAAAAGTAATAAATGAGTTAAATTTAAATAAAGACCAAGAATTTGAACGGCTAGTAGGTCATTTAAAAGTCGAAGGCGTAGTAACAAAATTAGTAGTAGAACCGGAACTTCCAGTAGAATCACCACCTTGGGAAGTTGAAAAAAAAGAGGAACTAGTTCTTGAACCAGAGCAGTTAGAGGAGAAAATTCGTTCAGTAGAATTACCAAAGAAAATTGAAAATCCCGTATCTCTCGGTGGTATTCAACTTATTAGGCAAGTTGGTAATATGAANCCAGGACATCAGGCACCCATTGTTCGTATTGATGGCGGCGGGAGAGTCTATTTTATGAACGGCGATGTTGAGACGTACTTTGACCCATCAGAACAAGGGCGTCTATTTATTATATTCAATGAAAAATAATATTATTCTAGTCGATGTTGATGATGTGCTAGCCAACCTCGTTGAGGAGTGGCTACACGTCTACAATGAACTTGCAAACGATAATATCACTCCAAATATAGTGACAGATTGGGACATATCTAACTTTGTCAAACCAGATTGGAAGAGCAAGATATACGAAATTTTAGAAAGCCATGATTTATATAACAAGGTAGCGCCAGTAAAAGGAGCATTGGATGGTGTAAAAAGATTGATTGCTGGAGGTTATCGGGTCGTATATGTGACTGCACCAATAATCGAAACTGCTGGCTCAAAGTACTTCTGGCTTCAAAAAAATGGATTTCCAGTTACATTAGAGAATTACATTGAAGCCAAAGATAAATCTTTAATTTTTGGTCATTTTATGATAGATGATGGCATACACAATATTGAAAATACGCTTGCTAGTGACCAGTTATTATTCACCAAACCCTGGAATAAAGATTGTGAAGGTTATAATAGAGTAAATAATTGGAAAGAAATTATGGAGTGGTTTGGGACATGATATATGCATGAGTATAAACAAGGCGAAAATTTTGGTAGGCTTACATTAGTAAGAATTGCTACAGAGACAACTAATAAGCGGAAAACATGGGAATGTATTTGTGAATGCGGGAAGACTACATTTGTACTACAGGGTGGTCTTTTAAATGGGAATACGAAATCATGTGGTTGTTTAAGAAATGAAGTAGGCAGTAAGCGTAATAGGCACGGAAAATGGAATAACCAAACATTGACCAAAAATCATCGTCATATATATAACTCTTGGGTTGGAATGACTGCAAGATGTTATCACGAACATGACAAGAATTATAAGCTATATGGTGGGCGTGGCATTATTATGTGCGATGAGTGGAAAGATAATTTTTTAGCATTTTTAGATTGGGCGATTATCAATGGCTGGCATCCTGGACTCTCTATAGATAGAATCGATAATAACGAAAATTATTGCCCCGATAATTGTCGGTGGGCAACCATGAAGACACAAAACAACAATCAGAGAAGTAATAGGATTATAAACGTTAACGGCGAAACCAAAACTCTTACGCAGTGGGCAGAGACGGCTGGCATTAAAAGAGAAACTATAGATTATAGAATAAGCGCGGGATGGGATATGTCCAAATGGTTAATTCAACCCACCAAGAAGAATAGAGCGACAATATGCGAGTAATCACCTTTTCGGGTAGTGCGCAGCATGGTAAGAGTTTATCTGGCGAAATTTTTAAAGAAAAAATGGAAATAAATGGTAAAAGCGTTTTAATCATAAACTATGCAGATTATTTAAAGTTTATTGCTAAACAATATTTAGAGTGGAATGGCAAAAAGGATGAGACAGGTCGAACACTTTTACAATGGCTAGGAACGAATTTTGTAAGAAGTAGATACCCGACATTTTGGGTTGATATTGTGTGTAACTTTATTAAAGTTTTTGTTGACCAGTATGACTACTTTTGCATATGTGACGCTAGGTTCCCTGATGAAGTTACTATTATGAAAGAGAATTTTGATACCTTGTCTGTTCATGTTACAAGACTTAACTTTGATAGCGGTCTTACAGAAGCACAAAAAAATCACCCATCAGAAAAAGCATTAGATGGGTATGCGTTTGATTGGGAAGTAGTTTCAGAGACTGGTAAGGAGAATCTGGCACTTGAACTAGATAAATTCATTGAGCACTATAAATTACTATAGTTTAAATAAGAACTGAGGCAAGATTGGCATTATACGAACAGCAACAGCAAGATATTAGGCTATTTAGACTTTCAGAAGAATTTCTTACAGTATATAAAACACGTAAACCAGATTTTGGTTTTAATGGGCTTGGAGAATTAACTTATCGAAGAACTTATTCAAGGTTGCTTCCAGATGGAAACAAAGAAGAATGGTGGCAAACTATTAGGCGTGTTATAGAGGGTGTTTATACCATGCAAAAAAAGTGGATTATAAGCAATAATCTAGGCTGGGATAATCGTAAGGCTCAACAATCAGCACAGGAAATGTATGAAAGAATGTTTTCTATGAAGTTTCTTCCAGCAGGAAGAGGACTATGGGCTTGGGGAAGCCCAATTACAGAAGAAAAAGGTTTGTATTTAGCCCTCAATTCTTGTGCGATGGTAACAACAGAAAATATTAAAGACAATCTGGCAGAACCATTTTGTTTTCTTATGGACGCCTCTATGCTGGGTGTTGGGGTTGGATTTGATACTAGAGGAGCCGGTAAACTTATTATTAGTCAACCGCTTGAAGAATTAGACATTTATCAAATCACAGATGACCGTGAGGGGTGGGTTATTAGTGTTGAGAAACTTATCAATTCATATTTTTTGCCAAATCAAAAAACAGTGGGCTTTGATTATTCGCTTATTCGACCCGCAGGAGAACCAATCAAAGGTTTTGGTGGTGTAGCAAGTGGTTCTGATGCATTGAAACAATTGCATAACAATATAAAACAATTACTAAATAAAAGAATAGGTGATAAGATTGCATCGAGCGATATTGTTGATGCGATGAATATGATTGGCAAGTGTGTAATTGCGGGAAATGTCCGACGAACAGCGGAAATAGCTTTTGGTGATGCAAATGATAAAGACTTTTTAAACCTAAAAAATTATGAACTAAATCCAGACCGCATGGATTATGGTTGGACTTCTAATAACTCTGTTTTTGCAAAACTCGGCATGGACTATACTGATATTGCCAACCACATTAAAGATAATGGCGAACCAGGTGTATTATGGCTTGACAATGCAAGAGCATATTCTAGAATGGGAGATAAACCCGATTATAAAGATATAAAAGTTGTGGGGGCAAATCCTTGTTTTTCGTATAATACACCTATTCTTACCGACATAGGATATCAACCCATCGGAAGCCTCGATGGGAAAACGGTAAACCTAGTAGCTGAAAATGGCGATATTCAAATTGGAAAAGTGTTTCACAGTGGCAACAAGTCCACTGTCAAATTAACTTTATCCAACAATAATGAAATTATCTGTACGCCAAATCATCTATTTAAGACAACCAATGGCGAGATAATAGCATCTAACGCTAAAAACAACAAATTTATGCCATTTTTGACATATACAAATCTTGACAGCAAATATATTCTCTATGGGTTTATGCAGGGCGATGGATGTTTGGGACGATTGAATTCAACACGACATCATGGTATCGAAGCACATATAGGAACAAAAGACCAAGATATTTTTAAACTGATTGAAAGTAGGAAATATACCATTGGCAAGAACAAGAAGGTTGCATATATTCAGGATATTAAAGACGAATTAATTGCGTTGGGATTTGATGGAAAAACATTACCAAACCGCAATTTTCCAGCAACGTTTGATAGTTGGTCTAAAAAAGAAAAAGCTTCATTTTTACGCGGATGTTTTTCCGCAAATGGGTCGATTATATCTACAGGGAGAATAACGTATAAGGCAACTAGCAGAAAATTTATTGAAAATTTGCAACACATATTACGTGAAACATTTGATATAGGCTCATATATCACCACCAATAAGCCAACTCAAGTTCAATTTAGCAATGGTTTATATACTCTTAAAGAAAGTTACGACCTCAATATCAATAAATATGACGAAAAAATAAAATTTTATAATGAGATAAATTTTTATCAAGAATATAAAAAGCAAAAGTTTATGAGACTTATGATAGAACAGGCACCATATGTTCGCTCTATCAAAGATTATGCCAGCATTGATGTTTATGATTTCTCGATGGAAAATAATCATTGGGGAATTGTCAACGGAATTATTGCCCACAATTGTAACGAACAGAGTTTGGAATCCTATGAATCTTGTTTGCTAGTAGAAACCTTCCCAAATAGGAATAATGACCTAGAGGATTACAAACGCACCCTAAAATTTGCCTATCTCTATGCCAAAACTGTAACACTCGCTAAAACACATTGGGCAGAAACCAATCGAGTTATGTTGAGGAATCGGCGCATTGGTTTATCGATGTCCGGTATCGCTCAATTCATTGCAGATAGAGGACTTGAAGAATTAAAAAAATGGTGTGAGGATGGATATCAAACAGTCCGTTATTATGATGGCATTTATTCAGATTGGCTTGCCATTCCTAAAAGTATCAAGGTAACAACAGTAAAACCTAGTGGCACTGTCAGTCTTTTAGCTGGTGCAACCGCCGGTATACATTATCCAGAAAGTAATTTTTATATTAGGCGTATTCGTCTATCTAAGCATTCTGATTTGGTTGAACCACTTAAAAACGCAGGATATAAAGTTGAGGTGGCAGTTGGGCAAGAGGATAGCACCTTAGTCGTAGAGTTTCCAGTTTCACTTGGAAAGAAAATGCGTACTATCAAAGATGTATCTATGTGGGAACAATTATCTCTGGGTGCTTTTATGCAAAGATATTGGAGNGATAATCAGGTATCTCAAACTGTNACATTNGACCCAGATACAGAAGGTAAAGATATAGCAAGGGCACTTGAGTACTATCAATATCAATTGAAGGGTGTAAGTTTCCTTCCAACATTNGAATATGGCGCTTATCCACAAATGCCATATGAAGCAATTACCGAAGAGGAATATAATAATATGATTTTAAATATTGCCCCCATTGATTTTACCAAGAGCACAGACGATGCGGTTGGCGAAAAGTTTTGTAATAATGATGTATGTATGGTATAGGATACAATATGACTCAAGAAAATGATAATATATTTACAACTAATATAGGAACAAGCACAAATGATAATACCGATAGCAGTGATTGGTTTAAAGGGTTGTCCTATATACAATCATCCCCAATGACTGGTAGTTATACAACAGAAGAATTTGAGTTAACAAAAATCAATAAATTCGACGCTGGATTAGACGTGCCTTCAAATGAAGACATTACAATTCCACCACGTTCATCTATCTTAGTTCATACTGGCATTAAAATTGCCGTACCTGACAATTACGTAGGATTGCTTTGGTCTCGTAGTGGCTTATCTGTAAAACATAAGATTGAAGTTGGTGCAGGTTGTATTGATGCAACATATCGCGGTGAACTAATGGTACATTTATTCAATCATAGTTATAAACCATTTGAAGTAAAGAAGGGTGACCGAATCGCACAATTGATTACAATGTATATAAATATTCATCCCTATGACAAGGTAGAAAAATTAGATGATACCGGTAGAGGAGATAAAGGATTTGGAAGCACAGGTAAATAATACTTATGAATAATATTGACGAATATTTTATAGAAGAAAATATCAAACCTACCAAAGCCCCAGACATAAGGCACTCGGATGATAATAAGTATCGGGTAGTGGTTTCATATTATACCATTGGTACTCCAGAAAAACGTTATTGGAATTTTACAAGGGGAAAAGTTTATTCTAATGAAACAGATGAACTTCTTTTTGATATAAAAAGAAATTATTCTAGTTTTTATTCTCTTTTTCTTCACCACACTAATGGAAATGATTACATGGTTTGTGGTAGAGATTATCATGGTGGCTATAGTATACTAGACCTTACAAATCGAAAAGAATATTGCTATGAACCAGAAGCTACATATAAATATCAGCAGTTCTTTTGCTGGATAGAACCTATATACAATGAATTTGACAATACTCTCGATGTTGAAGGTTGTTTTTGGGGAGCCGGTTTTGAAGTTGTTGAATATGATTTTTCAGACCCAACGGTACTACCATTAAAAGAAATCAGTAGGCACGACATTGAATAAAAGAAGGATTTCATTATGACATATACTTATCCAATTCAATTAACTCAGCAGTTTCGTTTTTGTGGAAATGCTTTTAGAATAGACCTATATCGGGGTTGTAATTTTGGTTGCAATTATTGTTTTGCTAACAATCGCGGTGGTGGTATTCAAAAAGGTTATGATAATGCAGAATTTGAACAAATTGAAAAATTATTTATAAAGGCTTTTGAATCCGATAGAGAATATAAGGATGTGACAGTTGAACTCCTAAAAAGAAAAGTTCCTTTGCATTTAGGTGGAATGTCAGACCCTTTTCAAAAAAGAGAATTTGAATTAGGATTGTCTTATAAATTATTGGAATTGACCAAAAAATATAATTATCCAATGGTTATATCTACCAAGCAAGCTTTCTTACCTGAAAAATATTGGGAAATTATGGATAATAAAATCCACGCTTTTCAAATTAGCTTAATGGGATATGATGATAGTTTTCTTAATAAATATGAAGGAAATACCCCAAGCGCAATAGAAAGAATTGCGTTTATGCAAAAATTACACGATAATGGTTTTTGGGTATCTATGCGCTTACAACCACTAATTGATTTAGAACAAGCCAAGAAGGTCGTAGTTGCTGTTGAAAATATTGTTAACTATATTACCATAGAACATTTAAAAATTCCAAACGATAATAAGGAAATTAAAAACTTATTTGCGCCACTTATAAACAAAGAAGATTATTATTATCCTAGTTCTATGCGTAATATGGAACTTAAAAAAGAAATAAAAGAATATAATTTTAATGAAATTAAAAAAATTACTAAAATTAAATTGGGAGCTGGTGATAATGATTTACATTATTTATCAGATAGCCGAAATTGCTGTGGTATTGATACAATCGGAAAAGAATTTGATAATTGGTTAAAATATAATTATACATATTTTGTAACAGCTAAAGAAGATGAAAATTTTGATAAATTATGGTGCCCCGTTGGAAACATAAATAGTTTTTTAAATCCCGATACTCGTATAAAAGGATTTAATAATTATAAACAATATACAGATGTATATACAGAAAAATTTGGAAACAAAATGAAAAGGTTAGGCAATAAATGAAAAAAATATTTTTAATATGTCCTGTAAGAAATGCTACCGATGAACAAAAAGAAAAAATGAAAGAATATATAGAACAATTAGAAAAAACAGGTAACAAGGTTTATTATCCCGCAAGAGATACAAATCAGAAGGATGATACGGGTGGGTGGCGAATTTGTACAGATAATAAAAATGCTATTGGTGATGCTGATGAAGTACATATTTTTTGGGACGATAAAAGCACGGGTAGTATTTTTGACTTAGGCATTGCTTTTGCTCTCAATAAAAAATTAGTACTAGCTAATCCAGAATCATTAGACATTTCTAATATAAAATCTTTTCATAATGTTATTAATTATTGGAATAAACAAAATCTATAAGAAAAAATGAAAGGTATCTTTTATGATGAACAATTGTCCAATATGTCACAAACCAATTTGTAATGATACTGAATCTGTTAATGGTTTCTTTTGTCATTGCTCAGGAAGAAGCGCACTAAATTTATGTGGGTGTGGTAATCAGCCACATTTGATTAATTATTTCATCAAAGGTACAGCCAATCGCATAAATTTCTTTGTAAAATGCTATACTTGTAACATCAGAACAAGGAGCAGAAGACATCGAGAAGGTGCGATTGAAGATTGGAATAACAATATTGGGATAACTGTTCCGCCAATGTTATAATAAAAAGTATCTTTTATTAGGAGAAAATAAATGGTAATAGAAGAAATGCGTGTTATACGAGATGGTTGTAATTGGGTATTTGTATTACCCGATTTTGAAAACTTACAATTATCACCTCAAGTTTGGACTGATGATGGTGATACAGATATTGATGCTATTTATGAACAATTAATTAGCCAAAAAAATATTATAAACAACATATAAAGCGCAAAAAAATAAGGCACTGGTTAGAGTGCCCTATTTTTATTTAACAATATTCTTATTTTATAACCCTCGCGGCGATGGCAAGAACCAGCATGATTCCACTAACAATCCAGCCCCACAACTTGCCCATACCCTCATCTTTACCCTCGTTTTTAGTAATGAGTATTGCGAGGGCATCAACCTTAGCATTTAGCGCGTCTAGCATCGGGTCTGTCACCCCCGTTTTTCCCTCAGCTTTCGAAAGGGTGAGCGCAATGCTTTCCATCTTAGCAACTAGCGCGGTAAGCATGGGGTCTGCAAAAGTCGCCTTGCCTCTATCCTCGTTCTGCTTGCCCTCAATTTTATCGAGTCTGTTGTTGATTGGAGTAAATAATTGGGCTTGAGTTTCAGCAGCAGCAGCAGCGGTTGTTGATACAAGTTCCCTCAACGTTGAGGCAACCGACTCCACTTGTTTCGCCAGAAGTGCGGCTTGTTCAACAGCTCTATCATTTGCCACTTTGATAGCCGTAGCATCAACTTCTCGAATAGCGTCCAATCGTTTAGCCTCTGCCGCATTAGCCATCTTTGTGTATTCGACATGCGCATTTAATGCTGTATCAATACGTCCAACTTCTGTTTTGAGCAGGTCTTTCGTTACCATCTCTCGCTTCATTTCATCAACTTGTTTGGCAAGGCGAGCTACGCTGATTGCCTCTTCGGCAGTCATAAATTACTTCCCAAAACTGGAATAAAAGTACTTATTGTTATTTTAAATATCTTCATAGCAAATCCTTTTCTTATTAATGTGATTTCTGATATCTCCCTTCCTAAATAGGATGAGATGCCCTACTCAGATAACCTTTTCGGGCTTCTCGGTTATACAATAGGTGTTTCTGGGCTAAGTGTACTATATACAGTAAAATTAGCTTTTTCAGTAAAAAATTTACCTAATGTTGTTTCTACATATCCTTCTACTACCCATAATCCAAATACATCTATATCACCCGAAACGGTAACATATTGTAAAATGCCATCAGTACCATCAGTAAAAAATGTCGCAGTTTTCTTTATATTCTGTCCTGCTGGACTGTGGAAATAAATAAATTTAGTATCGGCGGTAGAAATGTCAATTGGTACGCCGTCTTTATCTGTGACGATTAGCCTAAAGATAGTGCCAACGTCTCCCTTGTTAATAAATGTTGACTTCATTTAACCTCCGATAACTCTTGATATGTTTGTAATTCTATTAATTGTTGTGATTCTACTGTAAAGTCTATTCCTGTTTGTGTTTGTACAGTAAAGGGTGTATGTGTAAGTAATTTTACAGTCTTTACAATAGATTTTGTTAACTGTACTGTAAAGACTGCCTGGACGTTCATCACAACAAAGAATTGTGCAATCTCCGTATACTGAATATCTACAAGTATATGCCCATTTAATTGTATGGCAGATGTACTAACAATTACAACTTCGCCTTCGTGTATTACGTGTGTAACATCGCCAGAAACCTCAAAACTAGAAGCACAGGCAATATCAGACAATCCTTCGTGTATATAGTGCAATATTGTTACAGTTATATTAAGTTCTGACTGTATCTGAATATCTGTTTCACTATCCGTGGTAGCACCCGTAACTCCAGTAATATGGAGTGTTGATGCTTCGATAATATTTGTATACGCCTCTAAGGTCTGATGTACTATCAAAGCATCAGCTATTAGCGTAGAAGATGTATCTATTGATGTCGTACCTGATAATGTTGCATGTATAACATTTGCCGTTATCACTAATGCAGAACTTGGTGATATGTTTGCCATACCTTCCAAAGTACCCGCTACTTCTGGAATAGCCAAAAGCCTAGAGGTCACATCAAATGTTGCACTACCATCAATAGTTGCATGTGTAACATTACCCAATATATCTAAAGATGATATGATATCAATATTAGATATTCCATCTCTAGTACTAGATTTTTCAAAAGCGCCAATAATCTCAGAATTTATGTCAATGGTCGCTAATGCATCATGTAAAGCATGAGTAATGCCACCAATAACAATGAGATTTGAACTATTATTTATATTTGTTTCACCATCGTGCATACTTGTAGCGCCTGAGCTAACAAGCATTTCAGATGATTGTGTAATTTCAACTAAACCTTCATGTATTATGTGAAGTATTGAACCAACCGTATCTGCCTCAGAACTAACATTGATTGAGGTAGCACCTTCAAGTGTAGCATGAATAAGTGTAGCGGATATTGCAAGGGTTGAATCTTGTTCAACTCTAACAACACCTTCTAATATTCCTTTTGCTAGTTCTGGGAAAGTTAGTAACTCAGATGTTACATCAATGTTTGTAGAGCCTTCGATAGTTGTATGAGCAACATTTCCGGCTACTGCTATGACAGAATTAACGTTTATGTCTATTGCCCCACCGATAGTTTGGTGAACAACATCGCCTATAACGGTTAACTCAGAGATTTGAGATATTTCAGTTTCAGCACCAAAGATAACATGTGTTACCGCACCCATAGCAACCAAAGAGGACGTTTGTATAATTTCTACACTTGCCTCGATAGTTTGGTGAGTAGCAATTCCTTCGATACTTAAACTTGAACTTTGTGCAATCCTTGTTTCACCTTCTGTAATATTATGGTTTACTAAACCCGCAATCAACAAGTCGGATGAAACATTTATACTTATAACGCCTTCAAGAGTTTGGTGTAGAACATACACGTCCGCAGAAAGGACAGACGCTTCGTTTATAGAAACATTTCCTTCTATGGTCTGGTGTAATACTAAACCTTCAACTCCCAAAACAGAAGTACCTGATATTCCAGAAACAGCTTCATATGTACCTGCTGTTTCAGGGAAAGTCATTAATTCAGACGTTACGAAAATATCAGTAGCGCCTTCAACAATTTTATGTAGTACCGTGCCATCGGTGGTTAGGACGGAAGTTTCATTAATAGAAACATCGGCTTCCCAAACAGCATGGGTAATCAGCCCTTCGACGCTTAGCGTTGAATTTTGTGTAATATCTGTTTCGCCACTATCAAAACCTGTTCGCGTACCACTAACTAGTATTTCACTTGTACTATTGATTACAACCATGCTCTCGTGTATAACGTGAGTAACGGAGGCAAGAATAGCCATCGTAGAAGTAATGGAAATAGTACTTTCACCATTATTAGTAACATGGGTGGTAGAACCATCGGTGGTTAGACTTGAAGAAACATCTATTGTTGAAGCGCCTTCACGTATAAGATACGCTCCAGAGCCAATAGCAGTGAGTTCAGAAGTTACAGAAATATTAGTAGCGCCTTCATGTATAAGTAATGCGCCTTCGCCAATAGCTACTAATTCAGATGTTACAATAACGTTAGTACTAGCTTCTAGAACGGTATGAAGCGCAGAACCAGCAAGCAACAGTTCAGACGAACCGCTAATAGCCGATAATCCCTCAAATATAGCGTGTGTTATAATTCCAAATATCACCAGTTCAGAAGAGCTAATAATATCAGAAGCTCCATCTATAACTTGATGTAAAACAGAACCGCTTATGGTAAGGGCGGAAGTCGCATCTACACCACTTGTGACATCCCAAATAGCATGTAGCACAGAGTCCACCACAGTCAAAGCAGAACTGCTTTGAATGTTAGTAGCCCCTTCGTGTATACTTGTCTTTGTAGATACGGCAAATACTTCGGATGTTACAAGAATATTTGTAGCGCCTTCAAATGTCGCATGTGTTGTTTCGCCCAAGATAGTTAGCGAAGAAGTTGTTGCTAGGGCACTTTCAGCCTCAACGGTTTGATGTAATACAGAGCCATCAGCAGTCAAACTTGATGTTTGAAGAACAGTGGTCTCAGCATTAACCAAAGCGTGGGTAACAGTACCAGTAACTATTAATTCGCTTGCGTTTGTAATACTAGATTCCCCATCAGTAATAGCGTGTAAAACGTTACCAAGGATAGTAAAATCTGAATTTTGTGTAAGACTTGTTTCACCTTCAAGAGTTGCGTGTGTTATCGAATCGACAGCCAACAACTCGGATGAAACGGTTATATTTGAGGCTCCTTCCAGAATTTGATGCAATACCGTACCATCTACAATAAGAGCGGACGTTCCATTTATAGAAACAGCGCCCTCTATAGTTTGGTGTGATACAGAACCAACCACTTCCAGAGCGGAAGTACTTTGGATAGTAGTAACACCTTCGTGTGTGCCCGATGTTTCTGGGAACACAAGCAGGTCTGACATTACAATAATATTTGAAGTGCCTTCTAACATTTGGTGTAAGACCGAATCGGCAAGAGTTATACTAGAGCTTGCAGCCATGCTGATTTCACCATCAATAATAGCGTGGGTAACAGTACCCGTAATTGCTAAATCTGAGGTTACATTTATTGCACTTTCGCCAGAAGTTGTAACGTGAACTACCGAGCCAATAACTAGAGACTCCGAAGTGACATCTATGGTGTTTGCGCCATCATGAGTGATGTGGCTAACTGAGCCAACCGTCAAAAGTTCTGATAATACTGCTATTACAGTAGCACCGCCGTGGGTTTTAACAACAGTATCCAAAACGAGTAATTCGGAAGTAACGGAAAGGGTACATGCACCTTCGTATATAGCGTGTACTCCAGTACCTACTACTGTAATAGTAGAAGTAACTGCAATTGCAATTGCTCCTTCAAGTATTTGGTGTGATACACTACCTATTGTTATTAATGTAGATATACTACCGATTGATGTTTCAGAATCGATAGTTTGATGAGAAATACTACCCACAACAGTTAATAAAGAGGCACCGCTTATAACATTTGCCCCCTCAAGGGTTGCATGTACTATAGCGCCAGTAGAAGTTAAGGTAGATGTTGTTGATAATACAGATGCGTCTTCATAGGTAACATGGGTTACGGAACCAACGGCTGTTAAAACGGATGTTGTTGATAATGCAGATGCACCTTCGTGCGTTACAGAAGCTTTGGTTACAGAGCCAGTGATTGTAAGAATAGAAGTACCAGAGAGAGCACTTGCGCCCTCGTATGTTTGAACACTAATAACAGTGAACGTGTCACCGACCCAAGCCCCCCAAGTGTTGCTTCCGGTCGGGTCTATACTTCTAACGCGCCAGTAATAAGTATCCGCGCCCAAGGCGGTTTGTACCGTGTAAGTTACCTGTTCGGCGCTATCATACGGGTGTCCTGCTTCAAAGTCACCCGCCGCATCGGTGGAGAGGGAGTCGAGAAGGGGGTTAGAAATTGTTGTAGATGTTACTTCTACTTCCAACCTACACATTTGCATCGACCCCAAACCAGATAACTCAAAAAATTTGACTTCTAACGTTTGTAGTTTTGCCCAAGTCCATCCGCCAGAAGGAGTTGATAATGTTATATATGATGCCCAATCTCCTCCAGTTAAAGGGTCTTCTGAAATTGACCCCAAATCTTGAGCCAAACCACTAGTATAAAAATGTGTCTCCGAAACATCAGAAGAACCAGAACTGTGATATACACGAGCCCTTACCCCCGTTATCGTTCCACCTTCACTTGGAGCGGTAGTCCCTTTTCCATATACATAATTTGTTGAAATAGTGCCATTCACTCCATTGATAGAAGCGTAAGTGGAGGTTAAACCATCAAATGCGTTTGCGATAGGAATTGTTGTCCAAACTGAATTTGGGTCAGTTATCCCAAGGTGTCCATCAAAATAATAAGTATTAATTCCTCCCTCAAGTGTATGGAAATCTATTTGTGTATCTACCTGTAGCTGATACTCAAGCCCATTGTCAGCATTGGGGTCGTCCCCGTGGAAGATTAAAGCTGGTGTAGTTCCAACCGTTGCTCCTGTTGTGGGAGTTTCAAGGGTTATGACAGGAGGGGCGTCGTAAGTGCCATTAAGTTCAACTTCGTCCACACTCCAAACAGAGCCGTCGGCACCCATATTGACAGAGTGAGTTGTAGATATTGCTATAACTGCTGCATCCCAATCTGCTTTTGTAGCAGCAAGACCAGTCGCATTAATTGTTAAAGAAGTATTCCCTTTATTAATAATAGTAATATTTGCAGTAGTTGACACAACTTGAGCTATATCTGTTAATGCTGTAGTTCTGTCAGATTTGAATACTTGTACCTTTAGGGTTTCTGTGTCGCCAGCTAGGGTTTCAATCTTATAGCGAATATTATATGTCAGCGTCTTAATTTTCACGAAGTCCGTGGGCATATCCGTTATATCATAGAATGCACTTGTAATAGAGTTCGCGGCGAATACTAAATAAGCGGCGTCTGGACTAGCTATGGTATTGTCAATGTTCCCAACAGTGGTTGTGGTGGGAGCAGTGCCAGAATAGGTAATATATCCGGTTGGGACTAGAATTGGAAGAGTAGGAGCAGCCATTAGACCTCACTCCATGAGAAACGCGCATAATACTTGTCGCTCATGCCCACCAGACTTTTCCATTCTGCTAAGGTGTGAAAGTTATACCAAGTAGCGAGATGAGGATTTACATCAATAAGATGAACGACCCATGTCCCATATTGCCTCATTAGATTACAATAAATAACCGCGTCTGCGTCATTTAGGCAACACATCATATCTTCATCAATTATCATGTCAAATTTTTTGTTGCTAGTAATTTTCGCCAATGATTTAACTCTTGCAAAATCAGTAGCAAGTCTTACATCCCCAACAATCAATCTGCTAGATATTTCGGCAGGTGCTTGTGATATAGCATATGAACTTATATCCATTCCAAATGCATTTACACCAACGCCCACCAAATATTTAACAGTAAATCCGTAGGCACATCCACACACCAATACCTTTTTACCAACAAGGCTTCCTCCGAAGGCTGATACTTTTGCTAGCAAAGTACTATTTTCTTCAACAGGGAAACTATTCCCGCTATAATTATCATACCCACCTATATCACCACCATGGGTATAATAGACATCGTTATAAGAGATGGTCGGATTAATTGTCATAATTCACCTCTAATAATTTCTGCCCTTTATGGCAAATATATTTTTATATAAAAGAAACCTTTTATTAGGATTTCTTGGTTCGTAGGTCAGTGCTAACAACAACGGTGACTTCTGCTTCATGAATCATATTTCACCTCTACTTGTTTACACTTAAAAGTTTCACTTTAAGACTGGAGTATAATCTCTTATACCCCACTCTTAAAATGGGGTGGGTTTCCCCACCCCGATTTAGCATTAAACTAATAAATTAGCTTAAAACAATATCAATAGCTCCAGCACTAAAGCGGAACGTATCACCGTTGTAAACGGTTTTGCTCGCTGTTAGAGTTTTGAAGAAGAGCAAACTTCCAGCGGCATTGGCGGTTCTAATACCCATACCAACAACAGTACCCCAATCGGCAGTTGCCACAGGGAATGTTTCGGTAGCAGTATTTTCAGTGTCACCACCCGTAGCAGTTGGCGCATCCCATTTGGCAGCGCCATGACAGGTTACGCGGGCATATGCGCCACCAGTCACTTCCACACCACCGGAATCGGCAGCATTTGGCATAGTTGTATACAAAGTCAACCATGCAGCGGCAGGTTGTGTAAAAGTAGCAGCCTTGAGGATATGGTCAAGCATTTCATTGGCAAGGAACGTACCAATATCTCCACCCAATGAAATATCCAGAGCACCAGCAGCAATTGACAGGGTGTCGCCCGTATCAACTTGCAGGTTGGAACCAAATGAACCATAGAATAAGAGGTTGCCACCAGTAATTGCATCAAAGATACCAACACTAGTTACCAGACCCCAGACCGCAGTTGCAGTCGGGAAAGTAATAATGGCAGTATTTTGTGTTGCACCAGCAGAAGCTACATCAAAAGCACCCGTTAAAGTGAAACGTGAATAAGTTCCACCACTAACTTCGGTACCACCACCAGCATCAGACGGTGTGGCTGTGAACAAGGCGAGATAAACACTCGTCGGCGAAGAGAAAGCAACACTACGTAAAACGTAGTTGAGGAACATTCCCTCCAAATAATCAGATATAACAGCTGTAGTCATAATTTCTCCTTTTTTGGGAAATTCCCAAATTTATAAATTTTTTGGTTGATAAACTGAAAGTTTCAAAAATAAACCTTCAAATAAAACTAAGCTTTTATTAGTTAGTACAAATAATCACGCCATCAACCGCCGCACACAACTTGTCATAGTTGATATTGCGAGGGTCTTGCCAGTAACTAATGTCGATGATAGGTTTCATGTATTTCATCCTTTCTACTACAGTTCACATCCGGTGGCTTCTATTGTTCCGCCTCCACCTGTATAAATAAATGTGGCATTTCCAGCGACTAAGCCTTCTCCTGATATGGCATTCAAGGTTAGTCCAAGATACTCTGTATTCGAATAAGGAGCATAACTGAACGAACCTGAACCAGTAACGCCGAAAGCAGGAGTAATTGCGGCCCATCCTCCAGTCATTCTTGCACCTGTCGGTACAACTCTTGAAGTTACAGGAAGCTTTAATATCCCGAAAAGAGCGGACGAGCCAGTAGCCATCGCATTGCATAAGAGTTTGTCTCCTGCCAAAGTCCAGAATGGACAATATCTCTGGCACAGCGCTAATTCTTGCTGAAACGGTCTAAACTCAAATGCTGTTTTTACTGTACCAAGTTCAAGTTGCACTTCGCCAAGTGTCCCTCCCTTAAACTCTACTGACATGACAGTACCAGGATTTTGTCCGGTTATCACAATTGGACTGGCGGCGTAAGCCCCAGCAGGCGTGGCGCTGTTGACGGCATATCTTCCTTGCGCCGTACCTATCCATGATAGAATATAAGTTCCACCGTAAACATTCTTATCTTCTATCACTTGAATTAAAGACCTGTTTGCATCAACAAATGTTATTACTGTTGGGCTGGCAAGTTGAGTAAAAGTATAGTCACCAGCGTATTGTGCCGACCCACCTTTCCATCTATCGTGCCCATAGACTCCGACGGCAAGAGCGGTACCAGAGAGACGACCACGCTGATTGATGGTAAAACCACCATTGATAATAATATTTCGATTTGGCCATAGAGGCAACCATCCAACCGCCAGTTTGCCACCCGCATCTGCAATGGGGATAGTGGCAGCAGCAGGAGTGGCGGAAGCGTGTGCATCATCCACCTTGTCAGCAGTCACATTGTCTGTTTTTTTCCAAAAATCGGCACTATCCAAATTATCTAATTTATCAGCATCGGCAGCTTTGCCCGTTGTTGTTAGGTAATAACTTGCTAATTGCCCATTGAGTTTATCAGAATCGGCAGCCTTTGCAGTGGTTGATAAATAATATGCTGGTAATTGACCTCCAAGTTTTGCACTGTCTGGGGCTTGTGCATCCCATGATAATGCGCCATCGGTTGAAATTAGTATTTCATTTCCTGTAGGTGATGGGTTAGGCGTGGCGACTTCTGTAATCCTACCCTTGCCATCTACAGTTAATCCAACATAAGTTCCTGCTGCAACACCCGTATCAGACAACATAATATTACCAGTGCCATCATCAACAATCCCACTTCCCAACGCAATACCAGCAGACGTAATTTTTCCACCAACAATAGCAATATTAGAGTCGGCTGGATTGTTCTCAGCATCAATTGAAATAATATTTCCAACCGTACCATTAATAACAATTTGAGAACCAGTAAACCCAGACCTTAAAATCCAGATAGTACCATCATATTCAAATGTATACATTCTATTGGGTATAATATCATTTAGTTCAAGGTCAACCGTTGTTCCAAGGTTATTTATCTTACGTATCGTTTTAGAACCCAGAGAATTAATATTAAGTGTAGAACCACCGATGTTAACTTGGTCTGCCGAGAATTGTAATTGTATTCCGGCAACTAAAGAGACTAGTTCAGCAGAGGTTGCAGTATAGTTATCCTGGACAGCAGAAGTCGCAATAATTCTAAAAGTTTTTCGAGATTCCTCTAGGTCGCCAAGTCGAGTTTCTGTTTGTCCCGCCCAGGTATCAATTTTTACTAATGAAGAACCGGCAGAATTTAGCGATAAATCATCACGCCAAGTTTTTACTAAGGGATTATCTGCCGCTTCATAAACATTTAAAGATAAATGAGGAGTTGTACTCATCATGACTCCTTTCTATAAATAAAAGCATATATCATATTATCATCCTATAATATCTAATTGTGAAAAAGTACTACTATCCCAATCTGTCATATAATAAGACACGGTTGGTGTAACTGTAAAATTGTCGTCCCATTCCTTAACCTTACGCCATAAGGCAGAAAAACCATCAACATTCATACGAATAGAATAAAGATTGATTGTCGTCGATACTTTCTCTGTAAGTTTAGCCAGCATCTCCATTGATACTCTTTGTATATTAATATTATTAGCAAGATACCTTAATACTTCTGTAACTTTAGTAATTATACTAATATGGCGAATGGGCATATCAAGGCGTATCATCTCCAACAACTTAGCCAATCCATTTTCAACACGGTCTTTAAATCCAATGTTTACATCTAAAGAACGAACTCTTTCTTCAAGAGATTCAAAAGCCTCAATTGAAAATGGTATTTTTATACTCATGAATGTAGTATAGACAGGAGGAAAGCCGTCGGCACTTGCATTAAAATGCCATATTTTTTTTAGATATACCCACATGTTACGGGTACTGGATGCCATATAACCTCCTTATTAAGTATTAATCATTTTAAATGTAAGAGCATTGGCAACAAAAATAAAGGTAGCATTAGCCTGAATTATACGTGAAGTAGTTAGGGCTTCGTAATACCATATAGTTCCTGCACTTGCAGAATCAGCTAAGAAAGCATAAGTTATCGTTCCCCAACCAGCCGGTGTTGTTTCAGGAAAAGTAATTTGCGATAAATTTGTTAATGCGGCGTTAGTTGCAGAAGAAAAATTAGACTTATTATTAGCGACACCAACTCTAGTATATCCATTTCCAGAAGGTTCTGTGTATCCCGTTCCGTTGCTAGTTAGTGCCGTAGTTGATAACCCTACATAATATGTTGATGGAACACTAAGATTCGTCCCACCTAAAAGTAAATTTAGTACTGCATTTGCTGCGGTAATAGTAATCATTTGTATACTCCTTATTGAATTTGTGTTAATATAGTCATGATACCCTGCGCTGGTATATAAAGCACATTATTGATATCCGTTAAAATTAATTGATACATATATTTACCGCTTAATGCAGAAGTATCATTAGTTGTTAACTTTATAACAGCTATGTTATATGGGTCAATATTTTCATTGCTTCCGACTTTTGTAAGAACAACCCAATCCGGTTGTCCAAATAAGCTAACCCTTAATTCAATATTTGTTGCGCCAGTTAGCGGAAGAGGCGAAGTCATATCATCTTCATACATGTGGAAACGAAGTTCCTGATAACTGCCAGCAATAAATGCCATTGGGTCTACGTTGAAAACATTGGTGTCACTTAATTCACATGTTGTCATTCACCAATACCTCCTTATTTTCTTTTGGAATTTCCTCTTTTTGCTCTTCTTGGTTATCTTTGCCAATTTGCTCAAGAGTAGATTCCAAAGTTAGCCCAGCCATATAGAGATAAGGAACACTCTTACCTTTTACTTCAATTTCACTCAAAAATCCTACAATTTTTTGTAGATTTTGCAAACATTGCTCATTGATTTTATAAAATTGCATTTTATTTCATCCTATCTGTTTTAGCTATTCACTGCCGAATCGGTAAGAATACCGTCGATGAAAGTAAGTTTGTATCCCCCCCCGCCTTGTTTTGCGACATCAAACGTTCCGTTAATTCCGTTGTGCTTATGCGCCTTTAAAGCATATCTGCCATCACCGTCACCAACAAACAAGACTGAATTCTCGAATACGGCGGGCGTCCTGTATATGCCACCATTGCCATAGTCCAGTATAATATTACCCCCTTTTGTATGTAGGATGAGTGGATTGCCAGTAATATCGACTGTACCAATTTGAAGGTTGTCTTCATTTGCAATATCTGGCTTATTATTAACTGATTTTTGAAATTCCATTTTTATTATACTCCCTAGTAATCATAAATATTGGTAAGTACACCATTAGTAAAATCTAAACGTTTTGCATCTCCACCAGCAGATACAACATAAACATATCCTCCGACACCACTGCCAGTAGCATATTGGGTATGATAATGGGTAGTTGATGCATAACCAGTATGATAATGTGTAAGTGGTGCATATGTGCTAGTATGATAATGTGTGATTGCAGCATATCTGCCATCACCGTCACCAACAAATAAAACTGAATTAGCAAAACTGGCAGGATATCTATATACACCATTAGAATATAGGGTGATATTACCACCCTTTGCATCTATGCCTATACCAAATCCTACAAGAGCCATAGAGCCACCAGAGGCTTCAAGCATACCGGCAGTATTAAATATTAAAGAACCACCAGCACCACCGGTACTACCGAGACTTCCAGTTCCAAAATCCCACCGCCCAGCACCAATTCTGGTAGGAGCCAAGCTGCCTAAAGTAAATCCACCTAAACTATATCCGCTACCACCATTAATCTGCGAAGCTGGTATGGGTACATTAACAATTTGACTCCACTGCACTGTTCCCAATAGATTTGCAGCACTTACAGTTCCACTAAAAGTTCCGCTAGCACCAACGAGTTCTCCAGTAAAAGTGGTTTTGCCAGTTGCTTCCACATACGTCATTCCACCAAGTTTTACACCTGATGGCTTAAGATACATAGTGCCATTATTATATGTCAAGCCAGCAGCATCGATAGTCCAAGTGCCAATGTTGCCAGACGTAGCCTTTACAGTACCAGTAAATGTACCACTGGTTGCCGTAATGTTGCCAATCATTGTAATGTTGCCGCTTTGGTCAACAGAAAATTGGTTAATCCAATTGCCAGCATCTTTTTTTTGTACTAACAACGGATTAGTTGGGCTAATTGTAATTTTGGCATTAGTCGTAGTGCTTGTTGATACAAAATCAGCATTTACAAGTTTTACACCAGTACCATCAACGGTAAATGTTTTATTATTGTTCTCTATGGTCAAAGAGTTGCCAACAATCAGTTTGCCTATAACGGCATCTGCTACAATACCATAAACAGATTGACCACCAACCGTAATATTTCCCAAAGCAAGATTTACATGTGCCCAATTATCTCTGGTAAATGCCAATTGGTTACTTGTAAGCCAAATCTGTCGTGGAGAATACGTATCACCAGTTTTTTGTTTTCCAATCAATCCAGCATTAGTAAATGTAAGTTCCTGATTATCGCTAGACAGGAGAGAATCAAGTGAAGCGTTTAAAGCCTCTTCAATAAACCCGTTAACAGTATTTTCACCGTCATCAGTCCAACTTCCCCATTCACCAGCAGTATATTTAACTGCCGATACCGTCCTGTCAGAATCGCTACTAATATCCGCTAATTCAATTTCCGAATTAGCTAAGCGCATTCGATTACTCAATAAGAATTTAAACTTTTCTGGGTCGTCATAATTATAGTCAAACCCAAGTACGATAGGAGCAAACATTAACCCATCATCTTCGTCCATATCAACAGTAATTGAACTGCCGAGTTGTAATTGGTCTGTAAATGGTTTAAAATATTCTAAGAATATAAAGTTATGGATATCTAGGGAAAATTCTATTCGTGGATAGCATACTTTATTGGATATGACTTTACCTTGTTCATATAAATCCATTGCCATATCCTGGATTTGTGTAAGACTCATATTTTCTGTTTGGAGAAAATTTCTATTATCGTAACTACCAGCAAAAATAAAGTTGCTAAGTTCTGATAATTGTGCTACAGTAAAATTACTTTCTAATTTGACCTCATCATTAATTTGAGTAAGTTGAGATAACTTGGCATTCATAAGTTGTTGCAATGCTGCGATTGCCGTATTTTTGCTATTCACATACTGCTCTGCTAAGGCAACTGCATCTTGGTAAACCGTGACATCAGTATTACCCATGTCAATTTGAATTTTTAATAGATTTCTCTTATTCGCTAAATTGGTTTCCAAAGCAGACAAGCCAGAAGTAGTTGGGTTAATTAATTTTTTATCTGCGTCAAAATATACGGCAGGGGCAGTTTTCAGAACGTTCATACTCTGTTGTTGAGTCATATATTCTGTCAACTGTGTCGCATAAGTAACTACATAACTAGCCACCTTTATGTCCCAAGCATTTATTGCATCAATAAGCCCTTGCGACATCCAGGCACTATTTTTAAAATAACTAAAGTTATAAATCGTATCACTCCCAAGCGGATTGACTTGATTAATACTCAAATCATCTTTACCATATACATTTAGTGCAGTTACAATCTGGTCTGAATTTTCATCAATACTTGTGTTTTTTAATAAATTACCATAAGATAAAAATATGTCTGTTCGTTGAACAGCATTGTCAATACTAGCCACACTAATCTTGTGATTGAAAGTATCAAAACTAAATACGCATTGATAAGCCTGTGATACCTCACTCATCAATAAAGCATAAACACTAGTATCTTTTTCATTGAATGTTCTAAACATAGTCATGAGTGAAGCATCAATTGTACCAATTGTCCAGTTTGGAATATAAGACATAATCTTATGTATTAGACTAATGGTAGTATCTAGTGGGTTATAGAATTGCCAAGTTCCCTCTAATGAAAGTATCTTTTTATATGAAAGTTCAAATTCAAGAGATTTTGCCACTACATCTTTAGAGATATTTGCACCATCACTTGTTTCTACAACACTAGTAATAATAAAAACGCCAATATTATCTATAAAAATTCTTCGTTTTCCAACGAGTTTATCATAATATGGTGCATCAACTCCATCAAGCACCTTTTGAGCGGTAAACTTGATGGTAGAAATTGCATTAAAGCGTAAGCCAATTTCTCGGTTATAGATTCCAGAAAGATTATATAGTTTACTTCCGTCTGGATTGCAAAGAATATAATCTGGGATTTCATATTGTAACAAAGTATCAAATTTCTGTATCATGTTATTACACTCCCATTTTCCGCGTCAATTCATAAGTCATTGACAAATTTGTTATAGCACCATTGATATTAATAGAATTTATACCACCTATTAATCTAAACCAGTTTCCATTGAACTTATCAATTGATAATCTCCCCATACTAGAAGTAATAATGCGATTATCATTGTCAATAGTAATGGTCTCACTAGAAAGGAGTCCAGTGATAATTAAAACCCTTGAACTATCAGAAATATTTGTAATAGCAACAGTACCACCTAAACTGTTCATGGTAAAAGTTAATGTTGGATACACATACCCGTCTGCCGCACCATCATTAATAATGGGTGATAGTGTTCTGTTTATAATACCGGTTCCACCAGTAACCGATACGGTCTTTGGAAATGTCCAACCAAATCCGGAATCACAGTGCGCAGAATATCTTATGGCATACATAAGATTGCCAGCATAAAGGGGAGCGGCCTCCTGGAAAATAACATTGTAATATACATCAATCATATCATCTTGAACTATTTGTAATTTTTTATACCCAGAACGGCTTAACATCCACCGATTGATAATATCTCTATCAACAGCCCCTTTACTCTCACCTGAACCTACCGTAAAATCAAATTCAAGAGGAATATTATGTACTGTCTTATAAAAATAAGCCTTATTCCTATGAATTTGATAATCTTCAATAATATTTGAAGCCCCACCAGCATTACCTTCTTGTAATCCTGTTTCCAAATTTATAATTTGTAGTCCATATTGTTCAGAGGGGATATCATCATAAATATAACATAATCCATAAAAAGCCATAGCCCTCCTTATATTATAAGAGCAGGTTTCCCCGCCCTTATCTCATTAAAGTGCATTTAAATTTGTGTTACCTCTAAGACCAGCATCTTGTCTTATTTCCATTGCAAAATCCGCAATAGCCTTTTTAATGTCTGGCAGAACAGTCTTATCAAGATTCCCATTTACGGGAATAGTGAGATTGATATTAATACCGCCATTGCCAAAACCAGAACCAGCCACGATGTTTGGAAGTGTTCTGTGTACAAAATTATAAGCATCTTCTGAAGACGCTACCACCTCACCCTTTAATAGTTTGGCTAGCACTTCCTGTTCTGGCATTTGTGGTATACCACCAACAATTCCACCACTATGATGGGTTTCTGGTGTTGCAAATCCATAATTAAGAAATGAACCGCCACCAACACCAGAAGACAAAAGACTTGCCATTTGTGCGGCCAATATGGCAGCCTGTCGTTGAGCTTCTGCAATTTGTCCATCAATACCAGCAATTGAGGTAGAAGCGGAGCCAGCAAAATTAGCAACCGCTGCAGCGCCCTTCATACCAAAAGTTTCAATCCATGTAATAGCACCAGCCCAGGCATTAACCACATCGTTAGCAACACCTGAACCATAAGTCATATTCCATTGCATAAGTTGGTCATAGAATTCGCCAGTACGCCCCTGTATGAGCGCCATTGCTTCTTGTGTGATTGCACCTTCTTGTGAAAGGTAATCATCAAGCACGACCATTTTCAAGTCCATCATATCTTGATAGTCTTGCAAATTTTGGTCTAAGGCTGCCTTTTGCGAATCAATACTTTGAGTAAATTGCTCATCTTCTAATGCTGTTTTTGCATCTGCTAATTCTTGTTCTAGCTCTAGTCGTCTTGCAACGCCCTCTTCGGAAGTATCAAATTGGATTTGAGCCAATTCAGCTTCAAGTTGGTCTACCGCAGAAACACGTTCTTCGATATCCTTCTTATTCTTGCGTTCTTCTACTTGTAAATCAAGTTCATCTTTTTTAGCCTTGATAAGTTTTGTATAAGCATCTAGTTCTTCTTTTAATGCTTTTTTAGCTTGATTTGCTCTATCTTTGAGCATTGAAATAGTCATTTTTAATAAGTCTTGATATGACTTTTCTGCTTCATTTCTAGCTTTATCTTCTGCACTAGTACCACTACCGCTACTACTAGGGGTTGAGGGAGCACTTGAATCATTACCTTGAGACCAAATGGAATTATCCATTGGAGGAGGCGTATATCCAGCAGGAGGTTGGAATGCATCAAAAACAGCACCAAGAGCATTACCAACTTCTGTTCCCATTGAAGAACTAGCATTTAAAGAAAAGTTAGGAATATTAATTGGAAAACTACTGGTTTTAAATACACCTTGCAATAAACTAGGTATCGGGATGTTGAGTGTACTCATACCGTTAGTAGTAACTTTAAAGTCAACCTTAAAACTGCCAATTACCGTACCAAGAGCCACCATAGCTTTACGAATAGCTTCGTTTTGTTGTTTAACACCCAGACTTACTCGTTCTGTCATTTGAGTAGCAAAATTACTAAAATTACCTACGCCACCCGTTACATATTTATATATATCCTCTGCGCTTTTTAGAGCATTGCCAGCACTATCCTTAAAAGCAAATCCACTATTTTGAGCATATGCCCATGCAGCTTCTGAAAGCTTTTGGAAGTATGCAAGTGCGGTTTCTGCACCGGCATTGAACTGAGCAAACATATCACCAGACAATACAGAATCGTAACCCTGTTGTAACAAATCGGCAGTATCGCCCATATTTGCAAGTTCTTGAGAAGCAGCTTGCATAGCACTTGTGGCATCGTTATAACTCGATGTCAACCCATCTACCGCTTCTTGGTTTAATCCGTATGCATCCTTATTTTCTATGAGAGAATTGTATAAACCATCTAGCATATCTTTCGAGCCAGTTAGCCCATCAAGATAATCCGTAACTGAAATATCACCGTTTTGGAACTCTTGATTAAGAGCATCGATAGCCGAAGCACCTTCACTAAAAAGCGCCGTAAAGAATTTTTGAGCGGCTTCTGTGTTATCATCAAACATACTAACTAAGTCAGCATTTTGTACTTTTTCTTCTAGTATATCAAAGTAACTTGATGCTGACATCTCGCCCTCTTCAAACGACTTATTGAGGGCTAATAATTGAGTTGATAAAGTATTAAATGCAAGAGCATCATCACCAGAAAGACTATCGCCAATTATCTTAAATACATCGGCTAAGGTTTCAAGTTTAGGAATAAGTGCATCTACTTGTATTCCAAGCATCGAAGGATATGCTTGTTCTTGCATGTTATCCCCAGCAGTTAGAAGTTTTAGCTTAGCTTCTGCCTCTCTTAGTTGAGAGGTTAAAAGTTGCCAATCAGCATCACCTTTGAAGCCTTCCCCAACCTCTTTTAATTTAGCAAGCGCCTCATTAGCAGTATTTATTGCTCGTTCATATAGTCCTACTCCACCCATATCACCAGCATCTTTGGCTAGTGCTTGTAATTCTTTATAACTTGCTATCTCAGCATCGAGTTCTGTTTTTTGAGTTGCATAATCTTTTTCACCACGATAAAGACCAGTCTCTCGCTTTTTTGCCTCAATCAGGGTTTTTAAATCTTCAATATTCTTATCTCTAGCTAAATAATATTGTGTTCTTTGCTCATCTGTTATTTGTTTTTGTATTGCTAATATATCTTCACTGGTTAGTTTACTAGAAAGCATAAATTTACCAGCATCATCATAACTTCCAGCAATGTCAGGAAGAATATCTTTAATCTGTTTTTGAATATCAAGATATTTTTGACTTTCTTCGGCAGTCAGATGAACTTTATTTTTTAACTCATCATAATCGAATAAAAGTTTTCGTAATGAATCATAATTTTCTGCTGTTTTAGCGTAGTCAGATGTCGCATTTTGAAATTCCTGTGCGGATTTATTAAATTTATCTTGTTCTTGAGCAGCACTCTGAACATAGTCCACATATTTAGCTAATTGATAAATAGCAGTACCAATTACAGCGATTAGTCCTATCCAACCCATTACGCCGGTCATAGTAATAGATGCAGTCGTCATACCTTCAATGGCTGTAGTAACTCCCAGCATGATACCCTTCAATTTAGATATGTTTGAAGCAATACCAATAATTTCTAATGCGAATTTATGCGCATTGAATAACGTTACTAACCCAATAAGCCCCGTTAAAATAGGCATTAAGCCACCTAACGATACACCAATTCTAAGTATCCAAGAGCCTAAATCATACAGGGTTTTTGTAGCATTACTGTTCAGTGTTTCAAGCCAGAAGGATTCCCAAGTAGCTTTAAATGCTTGTTGTTTACCTGCTACGGAATCGAGATATAACCCATAACGTTCTTGTGCAAGTCCGCTTGCATCAAGAGCAATATTTTGTGCTTCTAGAACTTTATTATAGTTACCAAAGAGTACCAATAAACGTTCACGTTGTCTAACACCAGCAATAGTTGAAGCTATTTCTGACTGTGAAACGCTTCCGAACGTTTGCCATCTTCCAGCAATTTCGTCTAGTACGTCACTTAAATCTCTAAATTCTCCGGTTGATTCTCGAAGCGTGATGTCATATTTACGAAGAACCTTTTCAACATTAGAAATATCCTCGCCTTCTTCGTCAATATTAGCGCCTACTTTTACCGCTTGCATACGAGCAAATATAGTTTTAAAGGATTCTCCGATACTTTCCGCACTTTGTCTTGATACCGAACTTACTATTGTAATATAACTTGCCAACTCATCTAGACTAACACCCGCCAAATTTGCCGATGCAGATGACCGTTGCATAGCAGTTGCAATTTCGGCAACACTTGTAGCATAACTGTTGTCTAATGCAACAAGTTTATCCAATACTCCCATCATATCGGTAGCTTCTAATTTGAAACCATTCATAATGGAGGTTATATATTCAGTTGATTGAGCAGCATCCATATTTGCAAGTTTGGCTTGCATCGTAGATACTTTAATCAGCGTATTAGTTTCCTCAATTGTTTTACCTTGCCGAATGAATTCCAAACTACCTTTTGCAATTGCTTCTGTGGTACTGCCAAGTTCTTTAGCGGTAACATTATATTGCATTCCCAATGCTCTAACTTCTTCTGTTGTTTGTCCAGTAACGAGTTGAATACTTGTTAGTGATGCGTCTAAGTCATTGATAAACGCAATACCCTTTTTAACCTGATTCATAGCACCATAAACCAGACCCATAGCAAGTGACCATTCAATTGTTCTTTTAATGGCTATGCCAATTTGTTGTGAAAAACTTTCAGTATCTTTACCTAAAGAACCAACGGCTGCCTTAGCATGTTCTGTTTCGGCAATCTTTATCCGTAATCCTTTTACCTCTTCGTTATTAAGTTTCAATCCATCATCAAGCACCTTTTGATATCCTGTAGCGGAGGCTGTTAAGGCTATTTGTTGTCTTGTAGCTTCTTGAACTTGTGGAATTCCAGGAGAGCGGGTACTCATGTCTGCTTGAAGATTACCAGCAAGCCTTACTGCTCTGTTTATGAGTGTTTGTTGTCCTGCAACTTCTTTGCGAAATGAAACTGCGGATTCTCGTGATATATCGGCTTGCTTTTGAAAATCTTTTAATACTGTGATTTGTTCAGCATCTAGTACTTGACCATTAGGTTTTGTTACTTGGTCTTCATAAAGATTCGCAGTTCCAACCATATCACTAATTAGAGCCTTACCTTGTATCACTTCGGCACTTAGTGGATTTAAACCCTTTATTGCCTTTCGAAGTTGGTCGGCAGCATTTACTGTCTGTTGAATAATTTTTAGATGTTCTTTTTGTTTTGCGACATTATCTGTAACATATGTCGTACCTGTTTTTTGCATGTTGTTCTGTTCATCAAATGTCCAACTAATAGTTTTAAGAACATTATTCAAATCATTATATGTGGCAACAACCCTAGTTGCTACACCATTGGCATTTTCCTCAACACGAATTCTAGCTTGTGCCCCTTGTGTGGCTTCATTAACTAGTCTAACAATATTCTCATATTTAGCCACGGTTGAAGTAGAATCAATATCAACACCCACGCCTACGCCGGTAGGCATTTTTAGTGCCCCAGCAGAAGCCGAATTAAGTGCTGTAGTAATACTATTTTTTAAAGTTGCTATTGCAGCGGGGTCAATAGTGACATTAGTTACTTTGATACTAAGAGTTTTGATTGCGTTTAAACTACGCTGTACTGCTTCATTTATTTTTGGGTCTAATACCCCAGAGATAAGTATGGTATATTTATTTTCTGCCATCCACAGTCCTCCTTCCTTAAAAGACTAGCTTTTAAGTGTTATTGATTTCTAATACCAAAAACCGCATCTAAAACCGAAAGTCTATCTTCTTTGAGATATCCTTCAGTTGTGTCAATTTTTTCGTGGTTGGCAATAGTTTTTAAAACTTGCAAATCTAATTTGCCTAAATTTAAAATTCTACAAATATAATGTGAACCATCGCTCATGTTCTGTAAGGTAGAATGTCTCATGGAATGGACGTTAAATTGCGTTTCCTTACCTTCGAGTTCTGTCAACACGTCTTTGATTTGCATGAACATGGTGTAGATTTTCGCGCTATTCACAGGATAAAGTTTATCCCCTTTTTTATATACCCACATGTTCTTAAATTCATCTTCGCCACGTTGTTCAAGCCATAACTTTGCACAACGTTTTGTTTCCTGAAAATAAGCAAGGCTAAACGATTTACGCCTTTTACCAATAACCTTATTAGTGAGGCTATTCTTATCGTTGTAAAAACTATCCTTGGTGACTTGCGCTAGTTCGTTCCTTCTACCAGCAGAATCATAAGCCAACATAAACAGTGTGGCTAATTGATATTGTTCTCGTTTAATAAGTAATTCTTCGACTTTTAAAACTTGTGCATCAGAAAGAAAATGAATTTCTCTTACTGATTCTCCAGCAAGACCTTTAATTTTTCTAGCTACATCATTAGTATAATCGCGTTCATCATCTTCTTCACAATAATTGAACAACGAGCGCATGGATGATAATAACCTATTATGTCTTGCCACAGAAACATTGAGTTCCTCTGTCAGCCAGAGTGAAAACTGTTTCAAATCTCTTTTATTTAGAGTGAGAATATTGCGATTGCCAAGTCTTTTATAGATAAAAATTAAAAATATTCTTAAGTCATTCGTATATTGATATATAGTTCCTTTAGCACGTCGATTTTGGCGTAGTTCAACTAGAAAATCTTCCAAGATTTTTTTATTTTCAGGTAGGACAAAGCCCCAATCTTCGGCATTGTAGATTTTGTTATAAACGTTTTCTGACACATCAAACCTCCACGTGCTTACAAGATATGAATTAAAATTTCTGTGCGGGGGCGAAGTTTGTCATAGGCGCAGCGCAGAGTTAATGATTGTAGGTGAAGGTAATCGTCATCGACAATTAGACCGCTTAGAACGAACCCGTCTAAAATAAATTTGGGGGTCGTATTGTCACAATCAACTCGAATTCGGGTGCGGAAAAACGAAACAAATTCCATCGTGCAACTCTGAATTTTCAACCCAGACAATCCTTCATTCTCTATTACCCACATTATGAAAATTTTCCATTGTTCCTTTAGATGATTCATAGCGGGTCGCTTCATGATAAACCACTTATTAATTGATGGGTGCGTGGGAATCAGGATAGGCGCAACTCTGCGCCTTGGATATTTCGCAAAATAATATTTATTATATTTTACTAAAGTATCGCCGTCAATAATTAACTTGATAATTTCGCCTTGCTTTACTTTCGTTTTTGCCATAATGTCCTTAATAAAAAAAAGACTATATCACTATAGCCTCCCATTGTTCAATTAGTATAGGTACGTACTCAAGCAGTTTGAGCCTCTCGCTTGAACGCCCAACGCTTTTTCATGGTCTCACTTTGTTTTGCGCGAGATTTGGCCGTGTGTTTATAACCAATGCAATGCGTATTACCCATTTTTGCGGTGCTCATATTTGCGCAAGCTTCATCGGACATCACAGTACCTTTTTTCGTTCTGCTAATTTGCGCACGAGTTTCTTCTGTTTGTTTATGACCAAGACAACTCGTATTGCCCTTACTTGAAACGCTCATTTTTGCGCGAGTTTCATCTGTGGGATGTGTGCCTAGTCGCGCTACCGACATCCTTGCGCGAGTTTCTTCCGAGTGGTTCCGTCCTTGCATTGGTGCGCTGGCGTCTGTTGCGATATTATATGCAGGATTGAACAATTTTAAAAACCCATCCTCAAAATATAACTTGTGCTCTCTATCGCATAATAGTATAATGCTAAACTCAAATGCCTGTTCACCATATCTATTCCACGCATTTTGAAAATGCGTGTTCCCACGTAGGTTTTTACGTAATTCACGGCGATGTTGCCCCCACCGTATACAAATATTGCACGCACTTCCAAGATAATAATCTTTAGTAATAATATTCAGAATTTTGTATATTCCACAAATTTTTGTAATCACTTTTGCCTCCAATAGCAATTCCCAATATTATTGCCTAGGAAACGGTTAGGAAGTCCGCTTTCACGTTGCAACGCTATCCTAGGCATTATTTATTATAACACATTTAAAATCTTTTGTCAAGCAGTTCTGTCAATACAACATAAAATTATGCTATATCACGAGTATATGTGTCGATTCTCCAAATTCCCCAGAGTGGCGACCCATAATTAGCACTGAAATTTTTGATTTGTCCATCCCACGTGTCCATAATCACCACGTCGTTATCATCCGTGACGCCCAAACCAACGACAAAGTGGCTTTGCAAATCTGATAGCGCAAGATTGAAATCCACACACAAAATAGCAGGAATACCTTGCCCTGTCAGCGTCTTTACGAGGTCGATTCGCCCACGTGCAGTCGTGCCAGAAGGTTCACGTGCCCAAGTAACGGGCAGGTACAAGCCAGGTGTCCACCAACGCCAGAGGTTCGTATTATCGAACCCATTCCAACCTATCATCGATTTGTTGAGGCGTCCAGGATCAGTATCAATCCCGTAGAACTTGAATATAGAGGCAGCAGCAGTGACTAGACAACCCCAGCCGCCGAAACTACTGCTTGACGTGCCGAGTCTGTCGCTCGCCCAACGCGGGTCTCGTTGTGAGAAGCGGGGGAAGTTGTCAATGACTATTGCCGAGGAGGAAGCAGGCGGTAAAGATGGCACGACGATGACGGGCGGTACAACGGGTACGTCTATTATTCTGATAATGCAATCTGGTGCAATGTAGCACCATTCCTGCTTTGTAGGGCTGATACGCGCCCAAGTGCCTTGAACCTCGTACACATCCACTATCGTGCCATATACCAACCCACGTAAAACTTTGCCTGTTGTGGCTGGCGTGCTACGCACGTAGAGTCCGTTGCTACCGTTCACCTTGCCTCGCCACAATACAACTGGCGTTTCAGGCACGGGCACTGGAACGGGCACGATGTCAATACGAACAATCCATTCCGATGACACCCATTTGTTTACACCAATACGCGACCAAGCGCCTAAAACTTCGTACACACCCACAATTGCGCCAGAGTCAAGCCACTCCGATTCCGGCAACTTGACCCCGTTAGGAGCATCACGAACAAACAGGCGGTTAGGTGCAATCGTTATCACCCGTGCCTGATATGGCTTTGGTTGAGTTACAACAATAGGTGGCTCTTCAACCGGAGGAGTAGGCTTTATACTACAGAAATCCAGTAAATCTTGATAACTGCCATTAAACCAGTTCATATCGAGTCCGCTTTGTTTGCTACCACCCCAATCAAATCCATCTCCACCAGATGTCATATAATATGGAAATGATGCATTGGAAGCATATTGCCAAATCTTATAATCTTTCCAGGCAGTTGGTAAAAGTGGCGAACCAACGTTTGAATAGTAGGCCGCCCATAATGGATATCTGCTCATCCACGACATAGCACTGCTATAGAAGTAATTAGTAAACCACCTAGCAGTATATATCATGGGAATGCGCCCAGTTGCCTTTTCAATTTCATCTAGGCAAAATCGTGTTTCATCAATATATTTTTGCTGTTGTGGAGTACCTTCCATTTCTTCCCAATCAACAATTGGCATAAAGTCAAACTCTAGTTTTTTATACACATTATCTAAATAATACTGTGCTTGATATTTACCATCTCTACGTGCATCCATCCAGTGGTAAGCGCCAACTATTAAACCAGCAGACTTAGCATTTCCATAACTATTCATCAGTTGGTTGTCCACAAATCCTGCATTAGTATCAGAGCCAACGTCACTGCCCTTCATAATGACAAATTTGACACCTTTAGCTGCCGCCTTATTATAATCAAACAATCCGCTCCAAGAGCTTGTATCAATACCTAAAACTCTTTCACTCACTTAATGCCTCCTTGTGGTGGTAAAAAATAAGAAGAGCAATGTTTTAATTGCTCTTCTTTAATGTAAAAATGTAAAAATTAGCCCTTCATACCAAGATTTTTGTCATCTTCTTGAATATAAATTCCGCCANCACCATCTGTTTTACCATCACTATCACTTTGAACAACGGTAACCTGGTTGGCTACAATTTGTGGTTTTGATGTNCTNGCTCNATGCATAGCAGTACCGAGAAAGGTACTAACAAAAGCACTGGCTACTAATGCGAACCAAGGGGCAATTTGAAGTAAAATTGCAGGTGGCACGTATGTAAAAGTAGCATGACTAATTACAGAAATTACAGCAACAATGCCAAAGAAAATCCATCGTTTGGCTTCGACTGTTTTAGATTGATACCAAACAGCGCGTTCTAAAAGCCAGGAGGCCGCAATGGCAGCACCGCCACCAACCATCCACTTTAAAAACTCCATAAAATCTAGTTGTTCCATTATCCTATTAACCTTTCATCCAATTCATTCCATTTAATTTGACCAATTCAATTTGAATTAAATCATCTATACTTTCATCGGTTTCTATAAGAGCATTATCAAAATAAGGATTTGGTTCTTTCCACCATTCAATACGATCTTCATCGTCTGAAGTGAAATCCCAGTTCGTTCCTTCTGCAATAATCTCAGCCATGATTGGTCGCCTATCAAGTACGCCACCGCCNTTACGACCACGATTAAATCCGTGCGAAGGTGGTTCCAAAATCATAGAACTAGGATTGCTNTAAACTAAAACATCAATAGCACTTGCGGCGGAATAATCTTCAAATCTCATTTCCCAACTTCCAAGAAATCCACCCTCTTCTCCTTTACGTTTATACATATAAGGGTCATTTGCTTCATAAATATATTTTTCAACATTATTTACAACAATATCCTTAACATGCCCAGCGACCCGTGCGGTAAGTATAGCTAGGTCATCTTGCATTGCTTTTTCAAGCTGTTGAGGAGTCATAAATATAGTCATTTATACCTCCAAAACTTTGTGCCTTCTTGGTCTCTTATGTTTGTCATCTTCTGAATATCCACAATTAAGACATTCCAAAAAACTGCATTTTTTATTTTTACCTTCAAATTCTCTTTCTTCGATTACCCAATAAAGATATTTGTTGCATTCTGGGCATGGTCGCCCGCTATGCTTAGGTTTTATATTCATATCTACTCTGCTTTTACCTTTGGTTTTCGAACTCTTTTTGAAGGAACTTTATCTAAACTTATTTCGGGCAATGGNTGAGGCAATGATAGAATGTTTTCAACATCCTTATCTTTTTCTACAACTTCCCACTTTGCCTTAAAATCACGTTGTGCGTCACCAATGGTACTAACTAATTTTGTTATGCTTTCTTTATCTAAATCGATTTCTGAAATCTTATCAATAAAATTTGAAACCTTAGCAACTAAAACATCAAAATAGTAACCTTGTGAACGGTTATAATATTTTTCACTCAATACAAAATCAATACTCTTATCAAGCGTATCTCTGAAAATATCAAAATTTTCAATTTTGTCTAAAATTTTTTGATAAGTGCCATCTGACACAATAGTATCTAATGAGAAAGAATAACTTTCTGTTGATTTAACATCAATGTTAGTCATTGTGTCAAGCAGACCAAGCATTAGACCTATCTCTGCTCTAATCATACGACTATCAGTTAATATTGTGGAATCGCTACCGAGTTCACAATAATCGTGTATTAGTATAGCCTGAATACCTACTGGCATATACTTTTGTATGAGAACTTGCTTATCTTTATAAGTGATAGCAACCATATTAAGTTCATCTTCTTTGAAAGATAACTGAACTTTATCCATTTTTACCTTTTATCCTATTAAGTTAAATAGTGCGTATCGCTACGCACTATTCATATTGATTATTTTTAAAGATTATTTTGGTATAAAATCATTACAAAAAATCTTGTCAACCATTTTATAACCCATTATTTTAGTACATACTTTTACAAATGGGCAATGCTTACCAATGTATACGCCCTTCTGACAAACAAATAAGGCGCTCCCATTGGGTGCAATTTGTTGTTTGCCATTTTGACAAAGCATTATGCCACTACGGTGAACAAGCAGCGGTCAGTTAAAGTAGAAGCAGTATGCGTTACAAGAACGGTAGCTGTATTACCAGCCGTAGCTGTTGCAGCACAAGTTACCAGTCCGCCAGCACTAACGGTAATATCCGCGTCGCCGCCAACTTCAATAGCAAAAGTACAACCAGCCGTAACATTTGCATTGGCACGAATACCATCGTTCGGAATGCCCAACACTTCAATTTGCTTTGTTAACGGCAAACCTTGAGCAATAGAGAATTCCCAATCAGATGGAGTTGCAGCAATCAAACCGTATGGCGTAATAGAGGCACCACTAGCAGCAATCCAAGCAACACGGGCATAGTACCCGCCACCAAGACCACAACCACCCTCTTTACTAGACAGTGCAGTACCTTCAATTGCTTCGTTTGCAATGCCATTAGCATTGAATGTCAAAGTATAGTTGCCAGAAAGAGCAAGTTTAGGAACATGAATCTGCATGGTTTCAACGATAACATTGGTTTCATCCCGTACTTCCGTAGTATAAATCATATCTACAGTAGAAGGAGGAGTATTATCAGAAATCAGAAGGCTTTCACCAACAGCAGACGTGGTATATGCGGCATAAATCGTCTTACTTTCGCCATCAGGAACAGTAATCACATCACCAACAGGGACGACGGATATCTTAATGTTATTAGGCAAAATAACTGCAACGTCACCGGTGGGGGTCTTAGTCAAAGTACCAGTACCAGCGACATCAAGTTCAATACAATCGGTTTGGACATATTCAATCGTACCAGATTCAATAAGACCACCAGCATTAAGTGCCAGAATTTCCTTATTAAACGATGCCTGATTGATAGTTACATTAAATGCACGTTCAGAAACGTATGAGAAAATAATACTATTACCTTTACCAGCCCGAACGTCAGTCTTAGTAGAGGTTAACGCAAATGAAGAATCAACCACGGAAGTACCAATGGCAATGATTTCTTTAGTTGCAATGTTGCGAAGGATTACTTCGCCAACAGAAACAATGAATGTATTCATAGAATAACTCCTTTGAAATTTTTACTGGTGCATTTGTTGTACGGAAGAATCCTTCAAAAAGCCAGCCTTTTTTATAAACGCATCCTTACTGATTAGGATGCTGTCATATCTACCCTCGCGCAATGGGAGAGAATGATATCCTTGAATTTTAGCCCCATTATCCAATTTAATTTGCCCACTAGCTTCCAGGGGTCGATACATACTATATTCTTGAAGGGCATCTAGGCGAGATAAATGATGTTTAAACTGAAACATCGTATAATCCCTTATTTCTGGAAGTGTTTTTTTTAGCAATGATGCAAATACAAATATTTGGTCTTCCATAGTGGTTTCGCCATTCATCTTAATCATTTGCATTAGCTTTTCTTCTAAGCTAGGGTCATAATCCTCTACATAGCGTAAAGACAATCCGTTTTGAATCATAATCATTTCTCGCACATTGTCAAAATCGCTTTCGGTTAGTCTTATGTCACCGAATCTTAAAAAAAGTTTCACTCCATTGTTTTCAATAAAAACATCTGGACACTTAGTAATATAAGAAAAGAAATTAGTAAAGTCCTTTTCAAAATCTTTGTTATCTGCCTTAAACACCGTTGTACCAGCAAAAAGAATAAATTTGAGATAACTCATCTTTATAAATTCAACTGCTTGCAAATGTTTTTTAGGAGTACATAAAATGCGATAAAACAGTCTTTTTATTTCTGTTTCATAGACNTTAATGGGATAAAACTTAATACCCTTATAAGATTGTGGTTCTCCCCAAATATCTTTCTCNCTATCATAAAAAGTCTTTANACTCTCTGATATCATTGTTGCTATCCCAATAAGAAATTACACATCATAAGCCCCATGCCTTTAAACGGTATGCGTCCAGTAGCAACTACCTTACATAATGGGGATGCTCTTTTATCAAAAAATAGCCTACCAAGCCCTGGTATTTCAGCACCATTGTAAACAGAAATTAATCTTTGAATAATGCTTGTTGTCCTAGCAGCATTATTAGACAAATGATTAATCTTAAAATGCGTATAGACTTCAAAAAGCATATGAACTTTTCCATAGACGTATGTATCCGGTGTCACAATAGCGGGGCTAACTCTTAATACAGAAGCCTCTTCTTTCCAGGCATCGTCCATGCCAATATCTAAAAAGACCCGATAATCTGTTATATTATCTCCACCAGTATAAACCAGATTGGCTTTTTGTGGTTGAGTTAAATTTGGGTACTTGTTTTCATCAAGACAATCCGCATTCGAATTACTTAACAATCTCCATACAATATCGTCATTTTGCATCAAATATGCAATACAATTATATGATAGGATTGGAAGATTAGTAAATTGGTTATAACTTTCTTTTTGATTCTTAATCATTAGAACCAACCTCTCAAGCTGATAGTAATCTCACGAGTATATGACCCACTAATACAATTGATTTTTAAGTCATCATAAGCACTATGTTTATTATTAGTAACAGTAAAAGTATTGCTATCTACATTGACTATGGTAAAACTACCAACCGGCGCAGCGTTATTTTCAGATAAGATAAAATCAAAATCCGTAGATGTTAAAATGCCACTAATATATAGTTGGCAATCATAGGTTTGCATCTGTCCTTCTAAAATATATCCTGGCTCTGGGGTAATCATAATTGTAGCCACATTTGAAATATCCGATACTTCTAATGGAATTATTTGTTCAATATCATGATTTTCGCTAAACATTACCGTTATATCGGAAACGCCAGGCGTTAACAATTGAACCAATCCGTTAGCATCAACACTTGCTACCAATGGATTAGAAGATACATATAAAAATGTTCTTCCTTCAATGGGAGTTTGCTCTCTATATAACTGCGGTTGTAACTGGAAAGTTGTATTTGATTTTCCAGATACCAATTCGGGCAGTCCAGAAAGCCTAAATGCAAGTTGAAACGCATTAGCAATGCCATTAACTATATCGTCAGTACTATGATTTACATTACTCCCACCGAGCGTATACATAACCATCGCAGCGGAATTATCATCATAAGTAATATCATTAATAAAGTTTCTGACACCGTTACCAAAGATTTTATAGGCAACCCTATTTTCTGCATTTCCAACCAAGAAACGTTGATTTTCTTTAATGTATTTTGTTTGATTATTTAGTTGAGCATATACGTTAATATAGCCTTGAACATTAACCAAATCATCTGCGCTCATCTGATTGCTAGCACGAGCAATAAGAGTATCGAATATACATGGCTCTGTATGCAATACACCATTTAAATCAAGCCATCGCAAAACGTTATTACACCGTTTAATCATACATGAAACTGCTGTATGACTATAAGTATCTGTATTAAATGTTAACCAATAATTATTATCGAAGAAAAATTTTCTTCCAAGAATGATTGAATGGTTGGGATTATCAAAAATCAACAAACGCCAATCATCTCCCATATTTCGCCCTGTATAAACACTAATACCACGGTTAATTCTTACCTGAATATCCTCATAATTGTCTGAACTAATTTCTGTTTGCTCACCAATAGTAAATATATCAGGCGCATTGAAAAACTGCTCATCAACAATGGTTTGAAATTGTTCACGTAGAATTTCACCATTAGTTGTGTCTAAATGGTCATCTAGAATAAAGTATTTAAATGGCATGTTAGCCCCCAAAACTTTGGCCAGCCCATGCAGTCCAGTTATTATGAGAATAACTATACTGTTTAAGCAATTTATCCGTCTCTTCTATTTTCATGCCCAATAAGGTTCTTCGAGCATCTAAATTTTGAGCTTGGCTAAATTGTGTAAAATCATGGTCATGTAAAACATTAGTAAAAGCCAGCACGTCATTAACTTCTTTTTCGAGCCAGTAGCGAAGCATTAATTGGGCAAGGAGTACTTTATCTTCGACTGAAAGGGTTGTACTAAAATTCTGTGTTGCAGTATCATAAACTAAAGATTCGGTCTTGACGTTATTTAGAATTACCATCGACATTAAAGCCCAAGGCTCTAGGTAGAGGTTTAATTCTGCTTCACCCATTGCGAAAATCTTTTTTAGTCTATAATCTGTCTGTAACATCATGAACAAGTCAACAATTTCAGAAATGTTTGTCATCAGACCTCCTTGTTCAATTGAGCATTATTATTCTTTGATTTCTGCAAACATATCTTTTGACTGTTGCGCACGTTCACCTAAATCATAGCCAACAAAGTCAGAGATTCTTTTAACTTTATTATAGTCAATATTGCTACCCTTATTAAGCTCACCAATAAGCATGGTAGACATTGCCTCACGCTGTACTGATGTTGCCTTTTCAAAAAGGTCTGCATATTCTGGAAAATCACCGTAAACAACAGCTTCAATTTGGTCTTTAGTTAAGATATTCTTCATGAATGATTCTAATCCATGAATTTTAGTAAAACGAGCATCGTTCACATATAAGTATCCTTGTTCGAATAAACGAAATTGATTTTGAACGAGATTCACGAGGTCACCGTAGGGAATCACCATCGAAGTACCGAATCCACGAAAAGTATAAACCCTACCTATTCGGTCTCCGCCAACAACGGCATTGACCTCCATTGGTGAAAGACTAATTACTTCAATAGATTCATCTTGCTTAATTTTGCCACTTGCCCCATCTGCATCTTCTTTAGAACGACCTTCAATAAATGTCGCCATAGTAGATATGAGTTTTTGGTATTCATTAGCAGAAATAGTTACTTTGACATCTTCTGGTTCTTTAACAACATCAGGAGTTAGCACTTTCTTAGGTGCTGGCTTAATGACTGTTGGTTTTGCAACCACCGATACAGGAGATTTCCGTTTAGTTTGTGTAGCCATTTTTTTTTATTTTTTCCTCTTATTTATAATGCTTTCTGTGGGCTGAGGTTTACCCCCAACCCACAGAAAATAGTTGTTTAGACACCAGTAAGATTCATAACACCAAATATCATACCGGTAACTGCCGCAACACCAAAGTCTTTTTGCATAGTAACAGTTTTCTTAAGATTAGCATTAGCTTGTGCGCCACTTTCGTATTGCATTTCGCCGCCAACGGCAACCTTAATAGGTTTACCAGATACTGGCATAATGTATAGAATAGAATCTGAAAGCGCCGTAGTATAGAGTTCGCTTCCAACAAGTTGTGGTAGCACAAACACCGGTGAACCCAGCGCTTGTGTAACGTGTCCAAGCGCAAAATATCGAGAATCCACGGGAATCGAAGCATAAGCAGCAACAGGAACAATTTCCGAGAGAGCGGCAGCAGTGCCAACAATCCAAGGAGTCATGCCGCCGTTATAAGCCTGTACTTTACCAATCAACTTCATTAAAGCTTTTTGAGTATAACCAGTCACAACTAAGCCCAAAGTGGCATCTGTAGGAAGCGCACTAACGGCATTTGCCAAAGATGAAAAAGCTTCNGTAGCGATTGCTTCTGCCATAGAACGAGTCACAATAGCAGTCATTTCTGCAACAGAATCCAAACCAAGCATCAAACGATACAGGTCGGTTTCCATTGTGAGCATGTGGTTTTCTGGACGTACAATGACGCCCTGTTTCACGATGCGTTGCAGTTCGGATAGGCGCTGTGCGCGTCCAGCCTTAGTAACCTTTAGTACACCAGCAAATCCTCTTCGGAATTCAAAGATGTCCCCATATCCACCATACTGTACATCAGCCCAAAGACCGATATACCGAGAAAGTGATTCTGGGATAACTGAATCAACTAGATTGGTGATAATGGCAAAAGTAGCCCACTGCACAAGAGGATTCGAAGCCTTATCGACAACGGAAGTACCTTCTGGCAGATTTGAGCGCTTGACAATTTCTTCGTGGATAGCTTCGTTAATTTTTTGCTCTTTTTCAGCAAAACTAACGGTATCTTTCACGTCAATTTCAACGCCATTTTCTTTGAGATAAGAATTGTAATAATCCTTAAATGAATTAATCAGAGCAAGAGTATGCTCGTCATTTGCAGCAAACGAAATAATGTGATTCTGTAGTTTCATATGTCTATTCTCCTTTATGCAATCGCGTCTTCGGGATTGTAGACAACTTCGAACTTATATGCGACAATTCCGCCTACACTACCTGGAATGGTGGTTGCTTGTAAAAGACGAGCACCAAAAGCAGTTGCAACAGGAGCCGCAGCCCAAGTAAGTTTCCAAGCGCCATTGACAGCAATAATCCATTTATTAGTACCCATTGTACCAGCCAACGCATCGGCAGTCATAACAAAAACATCTTTAGGTTGCAAATAAGTTACATCAAAAACCTTGTCCATTGGATTATAGAACTCACGAGGGTCGCCGTCCCATAAACCATTGACTAAAACAGCTTCTGGAGAACGAACTTGCCAGAGTGCGCCCAACGTGCCAGTAGCGGGTTGAGTAGCAGTCCAAACCTCATTATAAAGACCGCTAGCATAAGCATCAGCCTGTGTGTCGAGACGCACAACCCAACCATTATCCAAATCCACGGTCTTGTTAATCGCGTTGCGATTAAAAGAATCAATATTAAGAGCAGCCATTCTGCTCTGTACAACAAATCCATGTGCCATATTTAATACCTCCAAATAATTAATGAATAAAAATTACCAAAGCATTTTNTCGCCACTCTTCTTCTCTTTTGGCGTGTCTACGAGAGAAGCAGAAATGTCGGTNTTTNCTTGTGGTTTATTAACCAACGAAGCCCTAAAAGCAGTTGCCATAGCTTCGTTTTTCCATAANTCGATATCCTCTAAGGTATAAGCNTTAGATGATTCGAGCAACTTATCAATAACGTCTTGCGAAACGCCATCCTTAATAGAGCCAAGAGTCGTTTTAATCTCATCCCCTAGTTTATCAGCGTCAAATTTAGCTTTAAACTCATTAAGATTAATTGCTTCTTTACTAACTTGTTCAAATTCAGATTTTGTTTCTTCAAGAACAGTATCTTTTTCTTTTAACTTTTTGAAAAGATAACCTATAATCTTATCATTATCGCCAGAATCAATAACTTCAGAAAATTCAGTGTCACCATCAAAATATTCCCGAATTTCAACAAATGGTAATTGTGGTTCTATAAGTAAATCTGATTTAACATCCGNTATAGCCTCTGGTTCTGGTTCTTCTACAATTACTATAGGTTCTACCAGTTCCACCTTTGGTTCATCCACGGTTACTATAGGTTCTTTCAATTCCGCTTCTGGTTCTATAACTTCAATTGGTTTCTCTTCAATGGGTGGTGTTTTCTGTTCATCTTTATTGATAAGTTCTTGTTCTTGTACTACCTGTTCAATGTCCACAATAATGTCACCTTCTTCTACAAATTCCTTTATACCCTCGCCTTGCACTTTTGAGGTTTCCATTTCATAAGCCTTGTTATATTCAGAAGTGGCTTGTTCAAAATTTAAAACAAGAGCTTTTGCTCCTGGAATAGCTGGCATAATCTTTGTACCCAAAATAGTAATTCCCGAATATGCAAAGTCGGTAATTTCCAAAACCCCATCATCTAACAAATTGGAATCCAAAACTTCGATTTCAACAGATACTGGTTTTTGGCTATTGTCTCGTTTGAAGAAATCTACAAGGAGACCAGAATAATGTTTCCATACTTTTGCGACGACACTTAGCATTGTTCTTCCATCTTCTGTTCGGGTAAACGTAAGGTTATTACTAGAAGGTATAAAACCGCAAGGAATTTCTGCTTTGTCATGTGACCCCGCATCATTGCTTCGTTTATCATAAGCCCATAGTAATGGCTTGTCTAATAGAGTCCAAGCAGTTCTTTGAAGTGTTTCGTCGCTAATATAAATATCATTTCTATTATGCCCTGACGCAAAAGCATCGACATAAAGAGTAGCAAATTGGGCGTCATTACGTTCTTGCGAAATACGTACATCAGTTGCTACAAAACTTAATTTTTTGCTCACACAATATTCTCCTTTCTAGATTTTTTAGCTTTATTTGCTTTTTGCTCACTGTATTCTTTCAAGGCGTCGGTAAGTTGTTCTGTAATAGCAAACAAATAAGGCTTGCCATCTTCTTCCCAATTAAAAGCAAGAAGAGGCATCCCTTTTTTGTAAATTAAATACTCCGATGTCTCAATATCGCATTTATAGGCTTTCAAATCCAGCACATTTTCAGGGTTTATAATAAACATTTATTGTGTACCCCCTTTCGTAACATTAGCACCAGATGCACGTGTTTCCTCACCGGAATCACTCAATTCGCTGTCATCCATTACTGGTCTGCCAGATTCTTGTTGTGAGGTTTGACTTTTGTTAATCAACGGGGCAAGTTTGCTGGCAAAACCACTGGCAACGCCCTCGTCTATCTGGCGGTAAAAATCAAATGGATTCATGCTCAACGCAGACGCCACCTTCTGTGGCAATAAAAATCCGTAGTTCATGAGAGACACCACGGAATCCAAGCGTTGTTTTTTGTTAGTGAAAAAATCAGTACCCTCAAACTTAAAAATAAACTGGTATTTTTTCGTAAATAAATTTACAAATACTTCTAAAAACGATTCTGCCTGTGGGTAAACAGACGATGCCATCATTTCTTCATCTACGTTAAGAGACAGTTGAGTCTCTATAGCATTGGGTCTGTTCTCCGAATCAGCAAAAATCAAGTTTGAATTGACACCGCTTGAAGACAAAGTAGTTTTTAAATAGTCTTTATATAAACCCTTGTCGCCTGGAAATATGATAGGTTGTACTTGTTCGAGAGGAAGAGCAGCTAATTTCACGGAATCGCCTAAAGCATTTTTCATGAATGCCAAAAAATTTCCAAGTAAACGGGCATCGGTATCAAAATTATTTCCAGTTTTTGCCTGTGAATCTTTTATCCTACCCACTTGTCCAATTACTAATTTTTGGGCTGCTGCCATATCGCTGTTTTTCTGTAAATTTCGCATGAGATTCTGATTAATTAAATCCCTGAAAAGTCCTGAAAAGATTGGAATTTGATTTAATGTATCCATGCTCAGTTTGAACATAAATCCCACATCGACGGGAATTTCTACCCACTTACCAGAAGATGATTTGCGTCTTTTAGTCGGTTTATTCGCTTGAATTTCATCGTAAGTTTCTGTAAAATAAGCTGGAAAACCAACAAGTGATTCGGGTCTACCATCAAAATATGAAAAATTAAACGCAAATCGAAAACAGTACTCACCTTTTCCTGTAATGCGACAAAAATCTCTTGGAAGTTCTTGTAAAAATATCTTTTCCCCATCAAGTCTAGGAACGCAATAGAAGACTTCATTTCTTAAAAGTTGCCGAGTTACATTAGTAAACTCTTTCTTATAGTCAAATCTGTCAAAGAAATTTCTTACTTCGTCCAGGTCATGTTTATAAAAATTACTAGAATAATCCGTATTACCGTGACGAGCACTTGACACATACGTAAAATCGAAAGACAACATGTTTCCGGCATAGGAAAGCAACTGCCGGTAAATTTGGGATTGCAATTCTAATGTGTGCCCATAAAGAATTAGTTGTTCTGGATTATCTATGGAACTTTGTAAAGCCGTATCTAAGCCAGTAAGTCCATTTACCAATCCGTCCATACGATTGGCGTTTATTGGCGATTGTAAGATACTGCCTAAGCCCATGTAGCCCTCTGCGAATTTTAATATATCCCACACAGCCTCAGAACTTAATTCTTCGGAAGGAGATACATCATTATTAATTTTTTCTAAATTTTGTTCGGTCAATTGATTTTCTCCTTTCTTGGGTGGTCGAGGCAATACTGTTTATGACTCAACGACATTTTTTGGCGAACCTCGGCACTATGGTGATTGCCAAAGTTCGGATTCTTTTCGCCCTTGTTGGATTCGGGATGGTCGATGAGATATTGTTTACGACTATCAGACATTTTCTGCCTAGTTTCTTCGCCGTGATGTTTACCCATTTTAGTTTCTGACATTTTCTGACACGTTTCTTCACTATGATGTTTTCCGAAAAGCGGATGCTTTTCGGGATGGTCAAGAAAACGTTGCTTCTGACTTACGGACATTTTTTTGCGAGATTCCTCGCTTGGATATTTGTCAAGATGGGATTCTGACAATTGTTGTCGAGTTTCCTGCGAGCAAATTGCACCAGACTTTCCTTCTCCACCATCCGTAAAGTTAAATCCATTTGGAGCTCTAGTTTGCATATTCAGAATATAAAAAATTTCTTTTTTAGACAATAAACTTTCGTCGCACTCTTCTATAATATAAAAGGAAAAATTTTCCTTTCCATATTTCATCCAAGAATCCGCCAAATATTGATTAGTATGTTTATTGGCATCAAGACAATATTCGTGCGCCCTATGTCTTTTCTCAATATTTACAGATTTCCCAACATATTTTTTACCATTTTGTAAATTTTCAAAACAATAAATTCCACATGTCATAATAAACTCCATATCTCTGCATAAGTTTCTGAATTTGTAGAATGTAGCAACAGACATTCAGAGGATGTTTTTCGGGCTGCAGACCCTAGATGCTACATTGTTACCATTAAACTACTATCAAGTAGGACGATAACTCACTATATTCGTTCTCGTAACTCGACTCGCGAATTAAATCACGGTCAAGTATCTCGGCTAAAAGGTTAGCATACGCGACACTTGTATACCTATCTTTACGCCCATTTTTTCGTTCTAGTTTTACGAGTCCATTATTCATACTCATATCTAGGTTCAGACATTCATCTATAAAAGCCGATGTCTGAACGTAGGGATTCATAAAGAATACACCCACATTGCTGTCCAATGCGCTTGCAAGATATTCTGGCTGATTGCCAACCAAGAAGTTTTCCGCATCCACAGGATGAATCAAAAATTCCCACTTTTTGTTTTGCAACGCGGACTTAAATTCACTTGCGATTCTTGAGTTTAGAGAAGCACTTGCCATGACGGGAAATACAACTGGTAAAGCCCCAATAGATGTCACACGAGAAAGGTAATCTTCTTGCTGTGCGGAATCTAGTAAATTTAAATTGCACAGTGTGAAAGCAGGATAAGGTACGTTTCTTTCTTCGTCGGTAATTGCCTTGCCTAATTGTTCGAATACTCCAAGTCCTATATTTTGAGTATCAAGTACCAAAAAATCTGATTCAAAATCAAAGAAAATTTGTTTAATACGTAGAGCCTGATTAGTGGTACTAACACCACTGTGGGCTTCCATGTGGAGCAATTCTCTATCATATCCTAGTCTTCCAGGAATAAGGCGAACGCACGAGAGGATAGTTAAATCATTAGATTTTCCAGCTCTTGTAGCGATATCAGCAGAAACAATTCGAAGTTCATTTTCCACTTTGGCAACCTGATAAGGATTCCTACGAATATTAAATGTAGCCATCCTTTGCGGATAAAAGGCTTTGTTTATAACCCTATGAAAATAAGTTGCATCAAAGAAAGCCTTAGAAGATGTTGTGGTTGGCATATTATAGTATTCTTGTAAAACAGAAGTTCTATTGTTGTTAAGCATCTCATTTTTAAGTGTTTGTTTACTTTTTATGCCATGCCTTACTGATATAAGATAATCCAGCGCCACAAAATGCGCTGTCGAGTCGCCCCGAATTATTCTTTTGAGAACAGATTTTACATCGTCATACCACGGTTCATTTGTATTATATGCTGATGTGATATATGATAAATTATTTGTTTCTCTATAATCGACATCAGTATTATACGGCTCTTTAGTTCGGTAGGGCGGTGTGCGAAATTCAAAAAACGGCTTTATAATGCTCTCTAGAATTTCTTTTGGTACTAGTCGTGATTCTTCCACAATAATATCATTTGCACGATTTCCCCTTGATGATTCATCTGATGTCACCGCCTTAATATACGACCCATTCCAAAATTCAATTTCAAAACTATTATTAGCACCACCAAAACGCTTAATTTCTCGTTGCAGATTAGTGGAATCACTATACATAGCACGAGCCTTTTCGTTAATAATAATACCAGCTTGTTTTTGTGTTTTAGCACAAACAATTACTTTAATTCCAGGATATAAAATAGCCCTAGCAATAGAATAAGCTGCAATCAGCCACGACTTAGCACTTGCACGAGAAGCCACTGCATAAAAAGTGCTACTATGCTGTAGCATCCAAACTATTAAGATTTGATATGGGTATAAAGTCAATCCCATATAATCCTGCATAAAACGATGTATATTTCTACGATAGAAAGTAATCCAACGTTTTAGCCGTTCAGTTTTCTCGTCATTGATACTGGAACCTGGATTGTAACTGGTTTTAATGGAGGTAGGTTCATAATGATGAATATTATGATTGTTTGGTTTTATCATTAGCCTCCATTCAGAAGGCTGTCAGAGTCGTCTTCTTGTAATTCTGCTAACAAGTCGCCGCCATGACCTCCTTCGCCGTCGTCCTTTACATAAAAACTAGGTGGAGTTTGTCCAAGAAAATTCAATAATGGTCGTGTAATATAATCTTCACAATATTGAGCTATATTATCTACGTCACTAAAGAGTGTTTTATCTTTGTAATATTCTGCTGGTTCTGTTTCTTCAATCTTCTTAATAAATGCAGAGAAAGTATTTACCGAGTTGTCAGTACTACTTTCTTTTATACGATTAGGGCTAGCCCCAACCATATCCATAGCTTTTTGAATATCTTTTAGAATAGCGCTAACGGATTCTCCTCTAGCACGTTTTTGGTTATAGTCTAACTGCAATTGACAGATATACTTGAACAAAAGTTCTTGTTCTTTGGTTCTAACATCATGCCTTCGAAACCACTCAGAATATTCTCTTTCAAGAAATTCATANTCTTTTGGAGCGTAACTCTCTCCCCAAAACTCTTTGACATCATGCTTAATTTCGGNATTATCGTTTAAGATAACTCTAGTTTCAACACCAGGGTCAATAAACGTCATATTGCCCAATGAGCCACCACTAATGCCNTTTTTCAAAGAAGTAGTAGATAACTTTCCCTTATATATACCAAAAAATGTGTTAGGCAATCCTTTACCTAAATCCACCCTGCGGTCAGCCATAGTTTGTTCCACAACTACTTGAGAAAATAAAACATCAACAGTCTTGCATGTATTTAACATTGCTATGAAAATATTATGATTAGTGGTAGTATAGTTATTGTTTAATATTTCAGAAATGCAGTCTTTGCAAATACTCATTCTGCCATTTTTGTCAATATCTACATTAACAGCACTAAAAAATAAATCACTTTGCTTTACCTGTTGGCATTTTCTACAATAACCATAACTTCCATTCGTTAACAAATCAAAAGATGCCTTATCCTTTGGGTTTGCTAATGTTTGTTTGGTGGGAATTCTTCGAGATATGCGCATGTAATCCCTCCTAAATTGCTATTTAAAGCAATTTAGGGAGTGAAAATACCGCACTCCCTATAATTGTTGTTTTCATTTTTTCACTCTCTTACGGTACTGACAATGATGGTCTCTAAACCATTTTCTTTATCCCATACAAAAGCATTGGCGCGTCGTTGCGTTCCCACATATCCTTTTTTTGCGTGCCAAGAGTCGGGAGAACTAATACTGCTAATACGTCTGAATATTATGCCACCGTCTTCCTTAGACTCTTCGTGATGAACGTCGCCCAAGTGCCACTCCCTAAATTGGGATTCACCCCATAGTTCAGGAACTTCAATTTGCATTATACCGGCAATACGCCGACCTTCTTCGCGTCCATGAGAGTATCCCACAAGACATTTACCATAGCTAAAATACTTCCTAGCCGTTGGGCTGATATTGACATCAACATCTTTGCAATCTTTATATATTTGTGAAAGTCCTACGAGAGCACAATACGATAGCATTTCATCATGATTTCCAGCTACGTACATAATTTTTATAGGTGCTATGACTCGCAAAGCTTCTACAGTCCAGACTAAAATTTCCATGCCTTTGGCAAAAACATTTTGCCAATTGGAAGAAACATCCAAAGGTGTACCACCAGTGGTTGTTCCGCTTGGAGTATCGATATGAAAAAAATCCTGTCCAACAGGAAATATAATCTCTTCAACATCGAATCCATAGGCATTAACTTTAGATAAGATATCAATAATACTATCTTTATACAATTTCTCAGCAATTTGCATATCATAGGCGGCAAAACCTGTCTCTGCCGAAATAGCTAACTTGCCTAAATGAAAATCGAGCAGAGGAATTTCTAGTAATTTGTTTCCATCATCATATGTATATTCTGGTAGTTTCGGCATCTTGATATTTGAGAATACGGCTTGGATAGCTTCACCGGTAAGTTTATCAGTCAGAGGTTTAACGGTTAAAGTCACACTGTACTTGTAGTTTGTATGCTGTTCTGGAGTAGATGATTTAACAACTTTACCATCGACTAGTTTGGAGTTTACCAGCTTCATCGTAACGCCCCAACGCCCTCGGATTACTTTGCACAAGAGGACTTGCCACAACAAGGGATTGAAACCCATTTTGGTCATAATAGAAACTGGACTGCTTGCTTCTTCTTCGGACATTTCGATGTCACGTTTAATAGTGCGAGAGTTATCCCCATTGTAACTTATTTCCTCCTCATCAAGAGGAGTTGTTTGAGATAAAATCGGGCTTTCATTGAGCAATTTGTTTGCTAAAAGGGAGATGCCTGACCAGTACTTCTTGGAATTATTAGCACCAATGTGCTTATCAAAAAACTTAAACAACTTATCTTGAGGTGAACCTTCTGCCTCAGTGAGTTTTTGCAAAAATTCATTCATCTGTTTCTAATTCCTTATTTTCGAACGCTTTGTTTACTGCTTGGTCAATAACTCTAGAAGTGCGAAACACAACACGTTTTCTTGCTGGTATATGAATACGCTTCTCAGAAAACGGGTCATATCCTTCGTATGAAGCCATATCTGTGACGTAGGCTTTCATGAATCCCACGTATTTAACTTCTTCACCATTTACGAGCACTTCTTGAAAAATTTCTACCATCGTATCAAGCAATATCTTAGTATCGCTTTGCGTGAAACCAGCACGATGTGCTATTGTTGCGATTAAATCTTTTTTATCCAACTTAAACCTTTCGTGTTTTAAAATTTTTGATGTTACAGTCCCCCACTTATCGGCAGGGGGTCGCCTGATGTTGCCTATCTTTATTTATTTGAATAATTACTAATATATACCTTCATATAAGTTCTACGTATTTATCTGATTACATTATATGTTTTGACTAATTTTCCTAGTCTTTCGCACATTCTTTCTTATGTCAACTCTCCTTTTTAGCGAATAACAATTATCGCATATGTCTCTACGTTTTGGCTTACCTAAAACCTCATTGCCACATACAGAACATTGCCATGGAAAATATTCCATAGCTTTTTCAATATTATAAATAATTACTTGTACGTCAGCAGGAGGAAAATCGAGTCCTTCTGCAATAAGCACTTTATATGCGCCCAACATATTAGTCTGAATGTAATTCTGGCTATTCAAGTTAAAGATTGCCTCAATGCGTTCATGCTTACGCATACTGCCCAAACGAGCTAGTCTAAATAAATCTGTATCTGTACCCATAAAATAAAAACCATTATCATTGCGACTAAAGTGTTTTGAAATAGCCAGTAATACAAACAACAACTTTTGTAACTTTACAGTATTCAGACTTCTAATAGCAGTCATTTCACCACGACTTATCTGGATGGGTTCGCTAATTCGGAGCGGATATGTCATACCGCTCTTCACCGCATATTCAATTCTATCACCCATGACCACTTCATTGAAGGTAGGGTCAACTTTTTTACAATACTCAACGAGATGATATTGAATATCCGTAGCACTCATGTTTAACCATTTGAAATACCTTCCCAATATATTTAGGTCTCTTTGGGAAATAGCAACCCATCTGGCTTTTCCATTCAATAATCTTTCGGCATAAGTCTTTTCATCAAAAATAATCATTTACCACCTAAAAATCATTGCCAAGATATTCGATATAATCATACTCGTTATCTACCTTTCCAATGGAAACTTCGTAATTTGCATAGGTTTTACCAAGATATAAAATCGTATCTGCGTCATCAGTCGGATTGGTTGTAATAAATGGAACCGAAATACTTTCCTTGCCTCCTGCGGTTACATTTGTTTTGATGTTATCAATCAAAGCATCCCCAAATACTGACCAAACAAATGCTTTGCCATCAGAGGGATATAATTCATAACAAATTGCAATAGCCAAGTTGACAAGTTCACCTTGATTTTCACTAATCAAAGCAGCCTCGGAACGAATGACCCGATTATATTGTTCAATAGTTTTATATCGTGATAAATGATTACCTTCATCAGACCCTCCCGCTGGCGGCAACCTATTGAAGCGACTACGTTCTGAACGATATTTTCTAAACAATTCTTCCATCTGTTTATACTTATCAGTGTCAAAAGGTATGGTTGAATCTTTCATGATGTGTAAACTTCCGTCTTCAATGGAAGCTGGCAACGATACACGTATTTGTTTTATCTGTTCCTCCATGTAATGGCAAATTTTGTTCATCGTGCAGTCATTATCAATGAGTGGCGAGTACTTTTCATATTTTTCAGTCACAACTTCCATCTCTGGAAAACCACCAATTGATTCTTCATATGCTTTTCCAAAGTTAGCTTGGCAATATCTATCAAAATTTTTGTTGTGTTGTAAAAAACTACGGTTATAATGACCATATAGATATCGCATAAAATATGGACGTTTATCAATTAAAATCTCATTATTTAGTTCAATTTCGTCAATATATTGCGAATTATTAGGATTTATCCTAGTCCATTTTGTCCAATATTTTGGAAATGGTGCAATGACCAAACCCTTAGCTTTATCAATTTGGTTGCCCTGTTCTTTCCTACATATCTTAAGACGCTTAGTAATCTCTGCGCCTTGAACAGAATCGGATTCATAGTTTGCCAACATAGCATAAAGTGTTGTACTACAATTAGTGATAAAACCAATTCGAGTATCGAAAGCTTTTGCATCATATTCAAACAACTTATCTTCATCAATAATTTCTTTTGGTGTTTTATTTTTGGTGTATGTAACTGGTAAACCACCACATGCGTTTTTAATAATTTGTTCATTATTAGTAGTCATGACCAAATCGCCATCAAAATCACTATCAGCTTGTAACATAGAATCGTATCCATGAACGTTATAAATAACGCCACTGTCTAAGTATTTGTACCACGTCTCCTTGAGAACATCTTTATTAAAATTTAAAATATTAACTTCTGAGCGCCATGTTAAAGGTGCTCGCATCGCTGCAACTTTTGATACATTCTTATTAATCCAATAAGTAGAGTAATGTTCGTTCACACCCAACAATCCTTTAACGTCCATCCCAAAAATATATTCACACAATGCATAGGGGTCACTAACAATAGTTTGATAATTTCCAGGAACAATCAAATTGCCAAAGTAAGACTCTCTGATTTTCTTATTGAGCGAGTTTAGAATATGAGACTGTACATAGGGGTCTTTAACCATCTCTTCGTGGAGTAGTATGGCTTTTGTTACAGGGTCTGAAATCATTCCAAGAACATCAATCTCCGAATCATAGTATTGGTTGGCTACTTTACCCATCAGATACAAGCGCGTAATATCTACATCAGACCCAATCGAACCACTTAAAAAGTCAATTGTGGGTTGGCACAATTGTTCGATATCATCTTGTGAATAATCTTCCACTTGTAAAAACTGGTAGTTGCTAAAAATATGGTCACTGTCATAGCGCGGAGCAAAACGAGAGACGCCCCATGCCCAACCGTTCTTACGACATTTATCAACATAGTCAGAATGTGAAATAAAAGCACTCCACATTTTTAATTGGGACTCGCTTAAAATAATATCCACGTTGCGCACATCTACTTTATTGCCCCATACATCAGCAAACCAACGCTGATCAAACTCTGTTGCAAACATATGAAAATCAAAGACCGCTACCATGCCCTTCATAAAGTTATTACGAATAATAAATGTTGATGGTATATAATCCAGACCCAATTCCTCAGCCCATAGTTTTGCTTGGCGAGGAGAAATAAGACCCATGCCATCAAACAAATTAAATGGCAAATCCATTTTTGTAGGATATACTTTGTCACCAGCATAAGGATTAGGAATCTTATCTATTTCTTCAACAAGTTCAACCTCACAGTTTTCTCTGGTTATTTCACAATCTTTTACTACAGCAAATTCAGGTTCGGAAACCCGATATGTAGCCGAAGAACACAGTGCAAAATAAGCATTGAATTTAGATGGTGCTATTTGTATTTCAGGGTTCCTATCATTATTCAATAATTCTTTTAAAGGTTTTTCAAATTCTTCCTGGATAAATAAGGCACTATTTCTGCGGGCATGTCCAGCACCACAAAGTAACCTTACATATTTTTTTCCATTAATCAAAAATCCATTCTTGGCAATATGTCTATACTCTGATTTTTTATCTACCACCACTGACACGATTTCGGGAACGAAGAGCAACAAATCAATTCTATTAATATTACTTGCTCTTTGCCGTTTACTTTTTGATAACTCTTGAACTGCTTGACGTACAGTGTCCAAACTGGCATCCAAACCTTTAAGTTTAAATAAAGAACGCAGAAGTTGGCTTTCGCCAATAGCAACCAGTTCACCATTGCGCCTGATGTGATTTATATTATCAAAGTTTATTGAGTATTGGGAATTTTTTAATCTCTTAGTGTGGGTTTTGACTATGTAAAACTGCTGCAACTTATTGATTACATTACCTCCACCACAATATATATTTTTTTATCTAAAAAACAGTTAATAGTATCAAAAAATTGTAAAACACCTATGCGCATATCACGCCCATTGTCTTTACAATAAATAAAAGCCTTGACTACTTCTCTTTCCAAATTTTTATTAGCTCTGACTACGAATTTCATTCCCCTCTTACAATCTCTCGCAAAAGAAATGACTTTTATCAGATGCGATAAGAGCGTATCTTCGGAATCAGTACACCCAAATAGTAATGTGTCTAAATCTTCCGCACTTAAAACTTCTTCAGCCAACAGCATGTCGGTATTTGATATATTTAATTTTAATTTAACTAAATTTGACATTAAGTTAAATCGTTATCAGTCATAAAAGAGCCATAAAATAAAAGTTGGAAATTATTAAAAAGTGCTAATTCAAAAATTGCTAAAATTTGTGCGAGTGTATGTGAGTCGTCTATAAGTTCTTTGGGTAATGGGGATAATTGCTTCATTTTTATTGGATTAAGCTCTGAACTCTCTTCTCCTACGGTTTGAATTATATAAGGCGAGCATACATGGTGAAGATATTCCTTGAAACTATAATAAATATGCTCAAGTTCATCCATGTCATTTATCAAAATGCTGTGTGGACTCACAGTCACAACTTGCAACATTTTTAGGAATAGCTCGCCTAATTTTTTATCTATTGTAATACCAAAATAAAAATTACCGACAATGCGTCGGATGCTATCCCCACTTACTTTCACTCTATACGTACACGCATCTTGCATTGGGTCAAGCAATTCAACAATAATTTCTTTATCTATTGGCATACCAGTAGTATCATCAACTGACCTATAAATACGGGGCGACTCTAAAACATCGGCAGTATTTAGATTATTTCCCACACTATTGTGGGAGTGTCTTGAACGAGTCATAAAACATTATTTGTTACCTTCTTTCTAACTAATTTGATGATTGTATTTCATCAATATAGATTATATCACATTTGTTCAACTTTGTCAAGTTTTTGGTTATTTGTTTGATATTTATCATACTTATTATAAAATTTTGTCTATATTTTCACAAGTATAGAATGATTGGCTACGCATTCTTCCACTTTCTTCGTCATAGCATTTCCATAATTCGCCAGTAAATTGCGGATTAATATATGTTAAACGTTCAATTAGCCTAAATCCATAGATTTTGGAACTAGGTTTTCTATGCACATAAAGCATGGCTCCATTCTCTAGAATTTCATTTCTTTGCATCACTATCTCTTAGAATGGAATTTCATCTTTAATATTTTTTTTAACAATTTCTACGTTGGTATCATCCATTCCCCAAGTAATAAAATTGCCCACATCTATCTCTATTGACCAAGCATCGCTCGATAATTTTTTAATCAATCTACCAGTACCAGCGGAATCACCATGCCACCTGCCATTGTAGTATAAGACTACAATTTGCCCTGGTTCTAAAATTTCATTACGCATCATAAGATTCTCCTAAAATGGAATTTCGTCGTCAACAATGGGGTGGCATTCCTCAGTCATCCATTCTTTATCAGTCCTGCGCATTGCCCAACTAGTTTCTTCACCATCTTCAAGAACTACTGTCCACCGTTCTTCAAAAGAATTTACACCATAACATTCAGTCAATGTTCCCAAGCCCTGTGATTTACCCATCCATGTGCCATTGTAGTATAACAATACTGTCTGTCCTATTTCTAAAATTTCATTACGCATTATACTATCTCCTAAAATGGAATTGCGTCTTCATTGATTTCTTTACTAGTATCATCCATTCCCCAAGTAGTTTCGTCTCCGTCTGGTAATACTACCAGCCAGTTCTCTCCATATGAGCCACAAGATAATTGCTTAATCAACGTACCCGCACCGCTAGATTTGCCATACCAACTACCATTAGTATATAAGAGAACAATTTGCCCCGTTTCTAAAATTTCATTACGCATCATATGACTCTCCTAAAACGGTTCGTAAGCAGCATCACAAACATTGTTCTGTCTCACTTTTTTATCTGGGTTGTGCATAGACCATTGTCTTTTCTGCCCGTCAGGTAAAATAACAATCCATGTCTCAATTACGGTTCTTGGTGAAGCATTGAACAATTTATCTAGAGTTGCGTAACCACACATCTCGCCCTCCCAAAATCCGTTTCTATATAATATTGTTATCTGACCCGATTCTAAAATCTCGTTACGTTGTAGCATTTATCACCCAACTAAAAATACCATCGTATGCGGGATTTGTATAGTCAACGGTAAATTTGGAATATTTTCTGAATAAGGATTTTGTACTCATATCTGGGTTGACTATATCCCACGCAATTTCCTCTCCATTATTAAGTGCTACAACCCATGCCTGAGAATTGCAAGCCGATTTTTCAGATATATATTTCACAAGTTTGGCATGGCATTTTATTTTCCCACTCCAACCAGCATAGTATAGAGGAACAATCTGCCCAGGTTCTAATATTTCATTGCGATATATATCTTTCACGTATTTATCCTAATCGGCGCGGTGGGTTCTATGATATTTGCGTACCACATAAATCTATTACCGGTATTACTATCTTGCGATAGCCAAGCCTCTGAATATGAACCACGAACCTCCATCCTAATCAAAATAAGATTATTCGATGAATCCTGATACCAGTGATAGGCTTCACTTAGATGAATTGTTTGTCCAACTTCTAAAATTTCGTTATGCATCGTCATCTAATATCTCTCCAGTTAAAGGGTCATGTCTGAATGTAAAAACTCCAGTGACCCGTCTAGTACCATCCTCGAATTCCACTTCCCAATGTTCCATATAGGGCAATAACTTTGATTTAAATTCAACTTGGTCAACTTTACGTAGCAGAGTTGCATAGCGATTGAGGTGGCAACCGTTTGGATTAACCAGTAGTATTTGTCCAACTTCTATGAGTTCATTTTGTGCCATTCTCATCTCCTTATCAATTATACCACATGTTGCCAATGAACTAGATTACATAAACTTACTTCCCCGTTCTCCAGTATGACTTCCCAAACATCTTTTAAGTTTGTACTAAACTCTGCTATTCTTTTAACCAAGGTGATAGTATGTATCCTTGAAATATTATCATGTTCGAAAATCCATATTTCTCCTGCTTGCAAAATTTCATTTCTCATTTTTTACTCTATGTCAGTTATGGGTTCAATGGGTGCTATCTTATTGGGATGCCACGTCATAAAGTCACCAGTGCTAACATCTTGTACACTCCAAGAATCCTTATAGCGGTCTAAATGATGTACACTGATAAGACGTGCCGTAGGAATTCTTATGAACCTATCTGGAGTCTTATCTTGACTAAGATACACCACTTGACCTATTTGTAAAATTTCATTACGGTATGCATTTGCCATTAGTTATCCTAATCTATAATTGGTTTGATTTCTTTTATCTTATCAGGATACCATTTAACCCAATGACCTGTATCGACATCCTGCACATCCCAAGCATCTTTCCAGCCATCTAAATGGTGTACCTCAGCAAGGCGTACTGTGGGATATTTAATATAGTATGGATTATCATCTAGACCAATATATATTACTTGACCTGATTTTAATATTTCATTCCTTGGTTGCAACATTGTTATCCTTTTGAATAGGAAGAATACTCCCAAGCCACCATGTCTCTGAGCAACAACTATCGTCTGGAATAACTTCCCACTCTTCCTCCCAACTACTGTGACCTATTAATTTTTTAACTAATACACCAGTACATCGAATATCGCCTACCCATGCAGTATCATGATAGAGCACAACCTCTTGTCCAGATTCTAAAATTTCATTCCTTGGCTTTAACATTGCTCTCATCCAAACCATCAACCTTTCCAAGCCACCAAATATCTCCGCGTGCTATAAAGTGTTCAGTATCTATATTATCAATACCAGTAATTCTCCACAATTCTGAACCAAGACCAGAGGTTTCTAGTTTATTGACCAGTATTCCAGTACCCCTAATTCTACCACGCCAATTAGTATATATATATAGTATAACCTCTTGCCCCGCTTCCAAAATTTCATTTCTCATATTTCACTACTCAATACTTTATCATACATATTGGGATTGCCTATCCACCATGTGCGTAACCACCCATTATCTGCTGGAATAATTCTCCAAAGTTCAGATGGACTTTCAGAGCCACCTTCCAATTTGCATACTAACGTACCCATGCACCTAATTTCCCCTCTCCATTGCGACCTAGTATACAATAGGACTTCCTGTCCTACTTCCAAAATTTCATTTCTGATAAAGGTCATTTCAATCCAATCGGGTTCTATCTAGGATACCGAACCACCAATTTCTAACTAATAGAGGTACTGGTGGAATAACATTCTTGGCAATAATCTCCCATCGCACAGTATTATGGTCAGAGTAATCAACCTGTTTTATCAGTCTCGCCACACCGCCGATTTTACCTTGCCAATCGGTGTCCATGTACATAATAACTTCCTGTCCAGCCTCTAAGATTTCATTTCGTATTGTTTTCATGCATTTATTATATGCCTCATCAAGTCTTTTGTCAAGATGTTGGGATTGAGCATCGACCATTTTATAAAGTCTTCGTCCTGAATACTAACAGTCCAAAGTTCTGTTAGACGAGTTTCACATTCAACGGTGCTTACTAATTCACCAACACCCCTAATAGTTCCCTGCCAATTAATAGCATAATATAAAAGAACTATTTGTCCTCTTTCAAGTATTTCGTTTCGAAAAACTTCTTTCACTTTTCTCCTTGTGTCAGTTATATATCTTATCAACTGCAAATATCGTAAAAGGTTGCCAGGTCATATGCCGACCAGAACTCAATTCTTCTGCTATCCAACATTCTACGATCATTGGTTCTTCATATTTCTTAAGCAGTTTGATAACCCGAATAACCCCACCACTCCAGTCGCGGTATTTTTGAACAGGTATAATTTGTCCTTCTTCAAAAATTTCATTTCGGCATGTTATCTGTTTCATGATGATACTTTTATTCTGGTTGAATAGGTTTCAATGGTTTTGGTTGAACAACACTGGCGCAAGTCTCTTCGTTTATAGTAGACCACCATATTGACCAAACCTGACGATTGTGATTTTCATATAATTTCTTTCTCAATATGGCATAACCATCACTACTACTATTTTTACATCTCACATTATTATCATTTCGATATACCACAATGATTTGTCCAACTTCAAGTATTTCGTTGTTAGAAGTTTCTTGCATTCTAGCCCTCTATGTTAGGTATTGTTTCAGGCGTAGATGTGTGATAAGTAGTATTCCCATCACCAGTGATGTATTCAACATGCCAATCTTCTTGATTACCGTATTTATTAACACGTCGCAATAATTTTATATTTCCAAGCAATTTACCTGTCCAGTGACTAGTATGATAAGCATTAATCAATTCACCTTCTGCTAGAATTTCATTTCGTTGTAAAGTTTTGTTATATGTAAAGACATCTGGCATTATAATATTCCTATTCTGGTTTAACGGGTTCTATTGGTGAAGGTGAAAGAAATCCAAAAACATTTTCCATACCATTAAATGACCACCATATTGACCACACTTCTATATTCCCGCTATGTTTACCAATGTAATCTTTTAATATGCCGCAACCCATATTTCCTACATCTCTAATTTCGCTCCGATTAAGTGTAACGATTTGTCCAGACTGTAATATTTCATTGTTCAATTGTTTTTGCATTTCAACTGCCTATCGTGGGTACTGACTCTGGTGTAGTCGTAGTATATCGAAGACTTCCATGCCCCGTAATGTATTCAACCCACCATTCTTCTTGATAAACAGTGGGATTAACTCGACGTAATAATTTTATATTACCAATCAATCTGCCACTCCAATGAGTAGTAGCATAGGCATTAATGCATTCACCAACCGCTAGAATTTCATTCCTTTGTACTTTGGTATTGATATCTCTAAAGGGCATGGCATTATCCTATATCTATAATTGGTATTATTTGAGCTGGTATTGATGTTTTGTATGTAGCATTCTGCATACCATCTATGTAATCTACCATCCATGATTGTTTATTCCCAGACTCATAGCGCTTATCTTTTAGGCAAACACTTCCAAGGAATCTGCCATCCCATTCAAAATATGCATAGGCATTGATAATCTCGCCTGATACTAAAATCTCATTTCTATATAAAGTATTTGACATTATTATACCTCCATTTGTAAGTGTATTATTTTAGCCATTGTCATTCACAATCTTATGTGTCAATTATTGGTATGATAGGACTGAGTTTATCAGGATGCCATGTAACCCCATATCCCCCATCTATATCTTTTCCAAACCAAAAGTCCTCTGACACTTCCATAAGAAGAATTGTTTTACATTTGGCAGAACGCTGACTACTATCCTGGCAAGTATATACAACTTGACCAACCTCAAAAATTTCATTTCTTCGTACACCCTCGCGATAGTTATAGTAGTGTGGCATTATTATTCCTATTCTCAATCATCTATAATAGGCGTAATGGTAACGGGCAATATTGTCGTATACATTTCTCTAGTATAATCATTCATAGGAATTACTTTCCATGTATGATATATACGCCCAGCATATCCATTAGTGTCAGAAAGTCTTACAAGTTTAACTATTCCAAGAAATTGACCACCCCAATCAAATGTATGATAGGCGTTTATAATTTCTCCAGGTTCTAGAATTTCGTTTCTGCATAAAGAATTTTTCATATACTAATGATTATACACCTTTTTATTACTTTGTCAAGATGTTTGTAATCAGATAAATTGCTGTTTGTATATATATTCTTTTAAAGATACTGATTAAAGAATAAAGATTAAAGATTAAAAGATAAGTAATTAAAAGATTAAGAATTAAAAAATAAAGAATAAGGATTAAAAGATATAGTATCTAACTGATAAGATTATCTTTAACATAGTATCTATGTATACATTAAAAATAAACATAAAGAATAAGGATTAAAAGATAACGGATTAAACATTAAGGGGTAAAGCAAATCAATAATTTTTCAGTAACCTAAAATGGCACTAAATTCAATACCAAAAGATAAATACGAGTACTTATTCAGATGTACTATATATATAAGAATTTAAGGCTGATTTTAGTCAGAGGATTGATTTTGATATGGAGTTTAGAATACCAGTTGCTGACATGATTCGATACGAGCTAAAATTTGGTATATAATTACTGATTGTAAAACAGGCTTAAAAGAAACGATTGACATCATGCATAGATAAGTTATCGAATGTGATAGTTGAATAAGAATTTAAGCCCGATTTTGGGCAGAGGAATGATTCTGGGTGCTTAAGCACGAATGTCCCAAGTGAAAGGAACATTAGTAGTGTTCGTTGTATATGTGATATGGGGTGTATATACTATTGTTGGTTCTACTTGACCTATACAAAAAAAGTATCTGCTGTGATAAGGTTGTACTTCATCACATGACCATTCTTGAAGACGATAATCTAATGAACCATAATGATGTATAAAAACCGTACTTACAGGTTTTACTAAGAGAACGAGTCTCTGAAAATCTTTTGCTAATAAAATATCATTAAAGAGACTTACGTATTGTCCAGATTCTAAGATTTCATTATGAAGCATATTTGACTCTTATCGATTCGATATGATTAGGTAGGATAGTGAAAGGTGTAAGATGTTGAACTATTACTTGAATTGACATGAACTTGAACAGTATCAAGGTGTCTTCCTAAACAGAATAATGTGTGGTGCATTTTACCAGTATGTAAATTCTTATAATTCCATACTTGAACATCATAAGATATGTTTGGATAAGCACGATGTATATATGAGGGCGCATCTGGACTAACTAGTAAAACTACTTGTTCAAATTCCTGCTGTGTAAGAATAACTGCAAACATACGCACATATTGTCCAGACTCGAATATTTCATTTTGCATTGTTATCAATCCTTATTAATTCAATATGATTATGCTGATGTAAATGCATAAGTATAATCACTCATAAGGGCAGCAGATGGCGCATATTCAAAACGTAGTGGTTTTACTTTGCCCAAACTAAGATAAGTATGTCCAGTACTACCATCAGGATTAGTATACCGCCATTCTTGAAGTTTATAATTATCACCATTGTATATATGCATAAAGGTATCACCTGTTGGTTTGACTAATAGAACAAGACGTTTGAAGTCTCTGTTAGAGATAGAACTATCGAATAAAGCAACCAGTTGTCCAACCTCACATATTTCATTGTATAACATTTCAGTCCTCTATTCTTTCTATGTCAATAATATCTACAACAGGTATTGAACCATTATAACCATTTGAATAAATAACTTGCCACCAAGAGTAATGGACAAAATCTGAATTGTCATATTTATAGGTACTCGGAGAACCTCTGTCTAACCTTTCCAATTTGACAAGATTTATTATTTTATCGCTATGAATACCATAACGTTCAAAGTTCGGGTAATATTCTCCTTGAGCTATAATTTCGTTTCTTTTCTTATCGAGACAATTTGGCATTGTTATTTATCTACTATCATTCTCATTATTGTAATTATACCATTATCTAATTGCATATTCCAATCTTGATAATTACCAATGATACTATGACATACATTTCTCATAGGTTTTATGAGTATTGCTGAGTGAACATTTCTTGGAACGATATTCGTGATTGAAAATATCTTTACAAGAACAGTTTGATTCGGCTCAAATATTTCGTTTCTCACTGTGCTATGCTGTTCTTTCTTTGATAAGCCTAACTCCAGCCATTTTACCATCAGGAAGTGTTACTATCCATCCCTGACGAAAGATAAGGTTGCCATTCAATTTGTCAGCAACAATTGGACTAACTGACTCTCTTAAGATAACAGTTTGATTAGCAAAACATGAAGTTGCAGAATTTTTTAAATATTCAAGGAATATGACTTCATTGGGTTCAAATAATTCGTTTCTCATACTAACTCTTTCCTAACCAATCTATTATTCGGGCAATTGTCTTCTTGCCATCAGGTAGTCGTACTTCCCATGTCTGAATATGAACTCGCTCACCATGTAAGAAATCTGACATAATAGCACTGTATGGGGCTATTAAGATAACACATTGTCCATCGTTATTATATGATGTGCTGGTAATTGGAATTTTTAATAAGATAGATTGATTAGCCTCTATGATTTCATTTCTCAT